GCGGCAGCCGCGATAGAAATTGTAGAAAAACCTGTATCAATACGGGAAAATATAGATGAGGAACAAGAAGAAAATCTTGATGAATGGTTTGAATGAGAGGGGATTTAATTGGTTTTATCAGATACAGCAGCACAACGAGCAATTGTTGGCGCATTAATCCATAATCCACTTCTCTTTTTGGAATATCCAGATTTAACCCCAGCTGATTTTGATTTAGAAATCGCACGAAGGTGCATGGGCGTTATTAGATATTTATATACACAAGGAGCAAAAACATTAACTCCTGCGGAAGTAGATCAAGAGTTTGCTAGACGTGATAAAATATATAGTGCTTATGAAAGAGAAGGCGGATTAGAGTATTTAAAGAACGCATATGAATATGCTTCTTCATCAGGAAGTAACTTTGATATGTATTATCAAAGATTAAAAAAATATTCATTACTTCGTAGATTAAAAGAAGATAAATATGATATTAGTGATTATTATATAGATGATAAAGAAAATGATGACCCATTAAAAGAAGTAAAAACATTAGAAAGATTTAATAATGCGACACTTGAAGAAATTTTAAACACAGTAGAAAGTAAATATAATATAATTAGAAATGATTATTTAAATGGTGGAAAAGCAAAAGGAGACCCGGCAGAGGGTATTTTTGCTTTAATAGATAGATTAAAACAAAGTCCAGATATTGGACCGAACTTAGAAGGAAAATTATTTAATTATGCGTGCCGCGGTGCGAGAGAAGGATGTTTCTTCTTAAAATCAGCAAGCACGAATGCGGGTAAAACAAGAACTTCGGTATTTGATGCTTGTAGATTAGCATATCCAATTAAATGGTCGCATGAAAAAAATACTTTTGTTCAAGAAGCAGATAGCGTAACAGGAGAAGTATATAAGCCAAGAAAAGTATTGTTTATCGTAACAGAGATGGATAAAGAAGAATTACAGACGATTATGTTGGCTTATTTATCTGGTGTTAATGAGGACCATATACTTCGCGGCGAATATGAATTAGGTGAAGAGCAGCGTGTTAGATATGCTGGAAAAATTATAGAAAAATATAGTGGCTATTTTATAATTGAAGAAATTAGCGAGCCAAATCTTGTAAATGTTGAAGCGACAATTAGAAAATATGCCACACTGGATAAAGTAAAATATATTTTCTTTGACTATATTCACACAACCGCGAGTATGGTTAATGAATTTGCTAAAAATAATTTAAGAGAAGATACAATCCTAATGATGATGGCAAATCAGTTAAAATAGGTTGCCAAAGATTACAATGTTTTTATTTTTTCCGCGACACAGGTTAATGCGATGGCAATGGGTGATGATGGAGAATTTAAAAATGAGATGTGTATTCGCGGCAGTAAGGCAGTAGCTGATAAGTGCGATATGGGTTATGTAATGACGCGAGTCAGTGAACAAACATGGCAAAAGTTGCTTCCTAATTTTCGTATGGCTGTGCGCGAAGGCATTATAAGTAGTAAATATTTAGAAGATGATAGTAAACCAACTCATGTTATTGACATCTATAAAATGCGCCGCGGACGTTTTAAGAACGTAAGGATTTGGTTAAATCTACATTTAGGCACAGGTTACAGAAGAGATTTATTTATGACGGATTCTAATAATAATCCAATTACTAATGATACTAAAATGGAGATATATACGCCTTCAAAAGAATTAGAAATTGATTGGGAAGGGGAATCTAAATGATAGCTACGCTAGGCGATTTAGATACAGAATTGGATTTAATAGAAATGACTAAAAGAGACATTATGGAATCTATTACATTAGATGACGTAAAGACTTTTTTAGAAAGTTTGGGTGTTAATCAAATAGCAATGTATCCTGAAAAAGGATATTTAGTATGCCCAACAATTTGTCATAATCCACTTCATGCGGCGGAATCTATGAAATTGTATTGGTATCAGAATAATAAGATTTTCCGCTGCTATACTGAATGTAATGAAGCAATGTCCATTTTTACTTTATACAAAAAGTTTATGGACATTAATGAAGATAGAAAAATCTCTGATGACGAAGCAGAAATGTATGTAAAGCATTGCTTAAAACAAATAGTGCATGTTAATCAGAGAAAAAAATATAAAGATAATTTAGATTTAGAAAAGTATAAATATACAAAAAATATTCCTATATTAGATGAATACCCAACAGAAATATTATCTTACTTTACAAAATACTATCATCCACTTTGGCTAAAAGATGGTATTACAAAAGAAGCAATGGATAAATTTCAAATTAGTTTTTGTATTGGACAAAATAAGATTGTAATTCCGCATTTTGATATAAATGGTCGTCTAGTTGGTATTCGCGCGCGCTCTATTGAAGAACGTGATATTGAAGAATATGGAAAATATATGCCAATTAAAATTGGACCAACAATGTATACACATCAACTTCAATTTAATTTATATGGAATATATGAACACCAAATTGGAATACAATATCGTAGAAGCGCAATTATCGCAGAAGGAGAAAAATCCGTCTTATTAGATGATGGCTATTATGGAGATTTAAGTAATTGCGTTGCTTGTTGTGGTTCTACTTTTAATAAATATCACATTAGTTTATTAACTGATATATTGGGAGCTAATGAAATTATTGTCGCGCTTGATAAAGAATATGAAAATTGCCGCGACGAAAAAGCAAAAAAGTATAAAGAAAAAATAGTTTCTATGTGTAGAAAATATAAGAATCAAGCGAATTTTTCATATATGTGGGATTTTGATAATGTATTGAAAGAAAAAGATTCCCCATTTGATAGAGGTAAAGATATATTTGAACATTTATATAAAACAAGAGTTAAAGTAAAGTAAAGGAGAATGAATATGGTATGAAATATAAATTAAGAAACAACTACCCAATGAATCCCGCGGCAGCACTACCAGCAATTTTAATTGACCGTGGAGTAAAGGATATAGATAAGTTTTTAAATCCATCTTTTGCATGTGAATTAAATCCATACGATTTAGAACACATTGAAGAAGGAGTAGAAATGCTATTGCGCCATCTTCGCGCGAATAGTAGTATTTTATTTGTAGTGGATGCTGACTGTGATGGATTTACAAGCTCTGCGATTCTGTGGCTTTATATAAAAAATATTTTTCCGCAAGCGGATTTAAATTTTGTTGTCCATGAGCATAAGCAACATGGTTTAAGTGATATAATTGATAGTATTGAAGATGACCCGGTTTACAATTTAGTTATCTGTCCAGATAGTGCTAGTTATGATGTAAAGGAACATTCAAGATTGGAGCAATTAGGAATTGATTGTTTAGTTCTTGACCACCACGAACAGTTATATGATGATAACGGCAACCCAGTAATTTCAACCGCGAAGAATACGATTATTATTAATAATCAATTATCTCCAAAATATGAGAATAAGTCTCTATGCGGCGCGGGGGTAGTATATAAATTTTGTGAGGTTTTAGATGATATTCTTGGAGTAGAACTTTCACATAATTATTTAGATTTAACAGCGCTTGGAGAAATTGCCGATGTTATGGATAGAACAACCGCGGAAACAAACTATTTAATGCTTGCGGGGTTAGCCAATATTCAAAATAAAGGGTTTCAAACTTTACTTGAAGCGCAGGCTTTCTCCTTAAAAGAAAAAGCGGTATATCCTTGGCCCGGTTTAAATCCAATTGATATTGCTTTCTATATTGCGCCTCTAATTAATGCCATTACGCGCGTGGGCACGCGCGCGGAAAAAGAAACAATGTTTTATTGCTTTATTGACCCAGATAGATTAGTAGCGAGTACAAAACGCGGTGCAAAGTTAGGAGACACAGAAACAGCCGCAGAGCAAACTGCACGAGTAGGTAAAAATGCAAAGGCGCGGCAGGACAAGCTAAAAGAAAAAGCCATTGATTTAATTGATTTTAAAATTTAGAAAAATGATTTACTTTCTAATAATGTAATTCTTGTAGAATTAGATTCCTCAGATAATATTCAGCAAGAACTTACTGGTTTAATTGCTATGGCAATTGTTTCTAAATATCATAAACCTGTTATGATTGGTCGTCGCAATAGCCGCGGTGAAGTACAAGGAAGTATTCGTAGCGATGGTAATTTTAATGGACTACCAAGTTTTAAAGCATTCCTTGAAAATAGTGGATTATTAATGTATGCCGCGGGACACGATAATGCTTGTGGTTGGGGAATTAAAAGCCAGAAAATTGATTCATTAATTGATTATTGTAATAATCATTTAAATTCAGAAGATTTTGAAAATTGTTATACAGTTGATTATATTTTAGATGGTAGGCAAGGAAACGCGCAGTTACTCTATACATTAGCCGAACACCCAGAATACTTTGGTAATCATATAGATGAGATTAAATTTGTTATTACTGATATTGCTCTTGCTAATGTAATGGCTATGGGCGCGAATAAAGATAGTATGAAAATTTCATACAATGGTGTTGATTATGTAAGATTTAAAGATGCGGATTTTGTTAATGAAGTTATGAACAATAGAATGAAAACATTAACAGTATATGGTCGCGCGAATTTAAATACATTTATGGGGAAAACCTCAATATAGGTTTTTATAGATGATTATGAATTTAAAACAGACAATAGTAAATATGAATTCTAAAAAATGCTGTGATAATTGTATTTATTACAGTTGGTATTATGATTACTGTAAATTATGGGATGTTGAAATAGATTCACGATATATATGTAATAATTATAAGGAGCGAGAAAAATGATTTGCACTGATTGTATATTCGCTTATACTGACCCGAATGACGATGAAGATATTTATAGTTGTCCATTCTCTTTTCAGTATGCGTTTCATAGTAATGAAAAATGTCATTATCCAAAAATGTATGCTGGAATGATAAGAAAATTAAGGTCAAAATTAAATCTATATAAGCATATACGAACTGCGATAGTGGAAACACTTGACGAAAATTAAAAATTATGCTATAATAATTACAGAATAATAGAAAGAGGTGGTTGTGTGAGTTTATACCCTGGTTCTTTGCATAATCACACCGATTATAGCAATGAGACACTTCGTGATTGTATAAATAAAGTAAATGCCCTAATTGATACAGCAATTCAATTAGGGCATGAATGCATTGCGATTACAGACCATGAAACAATTTCAAGTTATATTAAAGCAGAAAAATATTATAAGAAAATTAAAGAACAGCATCCAGATTTTAAGTTAATTCGCGGCAATGAGATTTATCTAACACGAAATGATTTAAACGCGAAGAACTTTGATAAAACCCGCGATAGATATTTTCACTTTATTCTTTTATGTAAGGATTTGGAAGGTTATCATCAAATTTGTGAATTATCTACGAGAGCATGGAAGCGGTCATATATTAGTCGTAGGTTGCGGCGGCGTCCAACTTATTATAGAGACTTAAAAGAAATAGTAGGAAAAAATCCGGGACATTTGATTGCTTCAAGTGCTTGCTTGGGTTCGCAGCTAGATAGATTTTTACTTCAATATATGGATACCAATGATATTAATTTTTATGAAACAGCAAAGAATTGGTGTTTATATATTCAAAATATTTTTGGCGTGGGAAATTTTTATTTAGAGATGCAGCCTTCAAATGGGAAAGAACAAGTATTTGTAAATAAGCAATTATTAAAAATTAGTGAAGAATTAAATATTCCATACATTATCACAACTGATAGTCATTATCTGCGACCCGAAGATGCGTTTATTCATGAAACATTTTTAAATGCACAAGATGGTGAACGTGAAGTTAAAAGTTTTTATGAAACAACTTATATGATGACGGATGAAGAGATTCGTTCATTTTTCCCATATTTAACAGAAGAACAAATTGAGGCTGCATATAAAACTATTAGAGAAATAAAAGATAAATGTGAAGATTTTAGTATTTTAAAGCCATTGGAAATTCCTCAACTTCCATGGAGAGAATTTGAAATGTATGAAGAAGAGGATTATGATTATTATTTTAGTATTATTCCAGAATTACAAAAATTCGCAGAATCTCCACATAAAGCTGATAGAGTATTAGTAGATGCGGTTATAGCTGGTATTAAATCCCATCCAGACCTACAAAATCAAGCAGCATACGATGCTCTTAATGAGTGTCTAGAAATGACTTGGATTTCAAGTGAAGTAAATAAAGCGCAATGGTCTGCGTATTTCTTAAATCTTCAAAAAATTATAGACGAATGTTGGAACGCAGGAACATTAGTTATGCCAGCGCGTGGTTCTGGCGGTGGTTTCTTACTTCTATATGCATTAGATATTATTCAAATTAATTGTCTGCGCGAAAAAACACCCACGTTCCCATGGAGATTCTTGAATCCCGCGCGTGTTAGTGTCCTTGATATTGACGTTGATATTTCTGGTATTAAGCGCGCACAAGTGTTGGAACATTTAAGAGATTTCTATGGAGAAAATCGAGTATCAAATGTTGCAACTTTTAAGTTAGAGAAATCAAAATCCGCAATATTAACCGCATGCCGCGGTCTTGGTATTGATGTAGATAATGCGCAGTATGTTTCTTCATTAATTGGTGCAGAGCGTGGACAGCTATATACATTAAAACAAATGTATTATGGCGATGAAGAAAATGGTCTCCCACCGAATCAGATGTTTATTAATGAAGTAAATAAATATCCGAAATTGTGGGAAGTTGCGAATCGTATTGAAGGATTGATTTGCGGAATGGGTATTCACGCAGGCGGCGTTGTATTTAAAGACAAAGATTTTACAGAATCTTCTGCTTTGATGCGTGCGCCCGATGGAACAATCGTAACTCAATTTGAGCTTCATGACTTGGAAGACGTTTCAGAAATTAAAATGGACTTACTTTCAGTTGAAGCCGCGGATAAAATTCAAGTTTGCTTGGAAATGTTAGTTAAAGATGGTTATATTAAAGAATATCCAACTTTAAGAGAAACATATGAACATGCGTTAAATGTATATCAACTTGAACGTGAAGATCCTAAAATGTGGGATATGGTGCATGACCACAAAATTATTTCATTATTCCAGATGGAGAAAGATAGCGGTATTCGCGGTATTGGTTTAACAAATCCACGTAATGTAGATGACCTTGCAACCTTAAACTCCGTTATTCGTCTAATGGCCGCGGAGAAAGGGGCGGAATCACCACTTGATAAATATGCGCGATTCCGTGAGCATCCTTGGATGTGGGATAAAGAAATGCGTGAATATGGATTGACAGAAGAGCAAATGAAATTAATGCATAAAGAACTTGATATTTCTAACGGGCTGTCTATTACACAGGAACAATTTATGAAACTGGTTCAGTTGCCAGAATGTGGCGGCTGGGACTTACAATTCGCGGATAAGTTAAGAAAAAGTATTGCGAAAAAGAACCCAAAAGAATATGAAGAATTAACTGAAAAGTTTTTTAAAGGTATTAAAGAAAAAGGATGCGATGAGCGCTTTTGCCATTATGTATGGGATGTTCAGATTGCTTTAAGCCGCGGCTATGGCTTCAATGCGAGTCACACGCTTGCCTATTCAATAATTGCACTTCAAGAAATGAATTTAGCATATAAGTATCCAATCGTATATTGGAATACAGCCAATCTTATTGTAGATAGTGGCGGCGTACAAACCGTTGATTTTGAAGATGATGATGATGAAGCGATGATTGAGGTAGAGCTCGCGCCAGATGATGATGCGGTTGATACCGCGGCGGAAGATGATGATGAAGAATTAGAAGAGTGGGAAGAGGCAAATAAAGACATTACAGCGAATGAAGAAGATAAGAAAAAGAAAAAGCAAAAGAATATAGATTATGGGCGTATCGCGTCTATAATCGGTAAATTAGGTGGATACGGGATTCAAGTTTCACCGCCAGATATTAATAAATCTTCTTATACATTTACTCCAATCGCAGAAACGAATACAATTCTATATGGATTACGCGGTATCGCGCGTATATCCGGAGAAAAAATTACTGAAATTATGGAGCAGCGCCCATACTTATCTTTAAGGGACTTTTTAGGAAAGAATAAATTAAATATTATACAGATTGTAAATTTGATTAAATCTGGGGCATTTGATGAAATTGAAAAAATGCCGCGAGAAGAAATAATGCGAAAGTTTCTTGAATCAACTATTGATAAAAAGGTAGATTTGAATTTAAGAAATATGCAAGCATTAATTACAAAAGATTTAATTCCAGAAGATATGATATTTTATAAGAAGTTATTCTTGTTTAATAAGTTCTTAAAAGATAATAAAGATGGTATTCATTATAGATTAAATGATGCAGCAATCAATTATATTACAAAGAATTTTGATGCGGATTTAATTGAAAATGGCGTGCAGATTTCTCAAAAAGTTTGGGATAATATTTATAAAAAAGCAATGGACCCAATGAGAGAATATATAAAAGCGCACAAACAAGAAATGCTACAAAAATTAAATGACACGATTTATAATGAAGCCGCGGAAAAATATAGTAGCGGTAATATAAGCAAGTGGGAAATGGATAGTATTAGTTTTTATTATCATGAGCATGAACTTGCCACCGCGGCACCACAATATGATGATTTCTTTACTTTACCAGAAGAACCAGAAATTGAATATAGTTTTCGTGGAACAAATGGACAAGAAGTTAAAGTATATACTTTACATAAGATTATTGGTACAGTAATTGATAAAGATAAATTACATAATACGGTAACGTTATTAACTCCAACCGGTGTTGTAACTGTTAAAGTATATAAGAATCAGTTTGCGATATATGATAAACAGTTATCGCAACGTGGTGAAGATGGCAAAAAACACGTTATTGAGAAGAGCTGGTTTAGCCGCGGCACCAAGTTAATGGTACAGGGAATTAGAAGAGAAAATAACTTTATTCCTAAAAAGCGGAAGAACTCTGTATTTCCAGTTATTGCGAAAATTACATCAATAGATGGCGAAAATTTAACATTCCAGTTTGAACGTGCGGAGGTGGATGAATAATGATTGGACTTGTTGATTATGATTTCTATTCTGCTTCTGCTATAACAAAATTAATTCCTAACATAGAAATAATGAAATTAGCAACATACTATAAGGCGGAAAGAAATATTTTCTGCCGCCTTATAGATTTAGATGAAACTGAATTAAGTAATTATGATAAGATATATTTTTTTAGTGAAAGCGAACAGCCAATTCAAGTTCCTGACGCATTTAAAAAAACAACAAATATAATCTTTGGCGGCACGAATTTTACTAAAAATTATATTCCGTTTGAAGAATAGATTATTGATTACACAATTCCGCGGCCAGCAATATATAAAGAGATACTTAAAAAGAAATATCAAGAAGGAATTAAATCACATGTAATTACTCATATATTGGATGATAGTTATTATAGAATGTTCGCGGGCGACAAGGTATTGCCAATTCCACCAGTAAAAACAAAGAAACGTATTTTTATATATGATAAGGATATATTTCATCCTGGATGGGAAGAAGTTCTTAATAAAGTCGCAGAGCGTAATCCCGCGAAAATCTTAACTATCCATCCAGCGCGATGTAAGACTTTAACATAGTATTTTACTTTACGTGGAATTGAAAAAATGGGTCGCGCGAATGAAATAATTCTTGACTTAGATATTCCGCTTGATGAAGTACATTATATGTTAAAAAATTATAAAAATAAATTTTTGGCTGATATTACAGAGTCTTCTAATGTGTCTATTACGCTTGGCGGCGATTTTAGATATTCAAAGTTTTATTTAGAAGATTTTATATATAAAATGAATATATTGTTTTCTTTTTGGGCTTGTAAAATCCCATTGAAAATTAAATATGAATAGCCATCTCTTGGCTACGTTGACCCGCTATTTCATCTTTCTAAATTAGTAGAAGGATGGAGCAAGGGGCCTTCAAAAAAAAATAAGTCTTTGGCTGAGCGAACTCTTGTTTAGCAAAGCGGCAAAATCGGACCGGCGCGAGAAGCACGCAATTTATTACAAGAAAAATACCCCGCAGCAAAAGATTTATTTAATCATAATTTTACAACACTATCTGCTAAGGGGGTTTGGAGAATATGATAGAAGAAATTATTGCAGAAAAAGAGCGATTGGATAAAGAATTAAAAATCGCGCTTGCAACTATGGAAAAGAAAAGCACAGTAAAGGAAATTCAAGCAAAAATGCGCATTAATTAGAGCAGGTGTCCGCATTTTGATGCTAAATATAATTTTGTATGGGTTGATGATACTTGCCCATATTGTGGAAAAAAACATGCTGGGAGGCCAGAATAAATGATAGTAAAACTATATACATTACCGAACTGCGGAATATGCCATATGGTAAAAACTAAATTGCAGAATAAAAATATTTTATTTGAAGAACATGACTTCCAAGAAATTGCTGACGTTATCCATTCTGATCACGCCCCAGCGCTTGAAGTTGAAAATAATATTTATAATAGTCCAACTGAAATAGTGCAATGGATTAATAATTATGAGGAGTGATTTTAATGGATATTAAAGTTAGATTAAGTAAAAATTTCCAGACTTCATATAATAGATTAAGTGAAAAATACGGCGAAGAAATGGCCTATCTAAATGGCTTCGGAGATAAACAATTATCTTATACTGATTTTATAGATAATTTTATAGATAAAGATACTGTTGCGGATGCTTCTGTTGATGGCAATTCAAATGTCGGCAATAAAGATATGCGTACTTTGATGAATGAGATGCCTAAGCCGCATCGGAAGCTATTAGCTTTTAATAAAATTTATTATGAAATGAATAAGCGTTATGGCTTTAAGGATGCAAATGATTGGCTAGAAAAAGAATGGACGAAAGCGTTATACATGCATGATGCTGATACAAGCACTTATGTACATTATTGCTTTGCTTATGATTTAAAAGATGTTGCAGAAAAAGGACTATTCTTTTTAAACAATTTTAATGCAGAGCCTCCACGGCATTTAAGCACATTTGTTGATTTTGTAAAAGAATTTATTAGTTTCGCGGCGAATCGCAGCTCCGGCGCGGTAGGGCTTCCAAATATTATTCCTTATATGTATTATTTCTGGAAAAAAGATTGTGATACAGGATATGCGACCAAATCTCCTGAATACTATGCTAGGCAGCAAATCCAGCGATTTGTATATGCCGTTAATCAACCATATGTGCGAGACGGAATGCAATCAGCCTTTACAAATTGTTCTGTTTTCGATATGGCTTATCTTGAAGCATTATTCGGAGGAGCACAGTTTCCTGATGGGTCTTTCATGATTGATAGCCTTAAAGAAATTCAAGATTTTCAAAAGATATTTATGGAAACAATCGCAGAAATTCGTCAGCATAATATGTTTACTTTCCCAGTATTAACAATTAGCTTACTTCGTAAAGATGGAAAGTTTAAAGATGAAGAATTCGCGCGCTGGGGCATTGAACATAATCGGAAATGGAGCGATTCAAACTTATTTATTGATGATAGTGTTAATTCATTGAGTAATTGTTGCCGCTTAAAGAGTAATATTGAAGATTTAGGTTATTTTAATAGTATTGGTGGCACAGCATTAAAAGTTGGTTCTGTTAAAGTATCAACTGTAAATTTAGCCAGACTCGCACTTGAATATCCAGGAGATGAGGATTTATATCTCGCGGCTTTACATGATTTAGTTGAACTTGATTGTAAGGTACTGGATTGTGTGCGCCATATTATTAAACGCAATGTAGAAAAAGGATTGCTACCAAATTTCTCCAAGGGTATTGTAGATTTTGAACATCTATATAATACAGTGGGTATTATTGGTATTTATGAAACAATGAAAACATTCGGCTACACGCGTGAAGACGAACTTGGCAACGTATATTATACAGAAAAAGCTGATGCTTTCGGCAAGCGCATTTTTGAGATGCTGCACGCTACAAAAGATAACTTTGCTATTGATAAAGATTATAAGATTAATGTGGAGCAAATTCCAGGTGAATCCGCCGCGGCAAAAATGCAACTAGCAGATGAATTCTTTTATCCAGACACGGTTGTAAAAGATTTACCACTATATGGAAATCAATTCATTCCACTTGGTATTAAAACTACTATGATTGAACGCATTCGCATTGCTTCTTTGTTTGACTCATATTGTAATGGTGGTTCTATCGCTCACTTAAATATTGATGCCCCATTTGACAGTTTTGAAAAGGCATGGGACGCGGTTAATTATATTGCCGACCAGGGTTTAACTTATTTTGCCTTTAATACAAAAATTCAAGCTTGTGAAAAAAACCATGCTTTTTATGGCAAGAAATGTCCCATTTGCGGCGGCGATGTTGCGACTGAATATACACGTATCGTAGGTTTTTATACGCCTATTAAAACTTGGAGCAAAGAAAGAAAACAAGAATTTAAAATGCGGCAATGGGAGCATATAAATGATACAAATTAATTTAGATATTAAAATGCCACGAAGTTGCAAGGACTGTCCTTTACGAGATGAAGAATTCCATTATTGCCATGGCTGTCTATGTAGTTTAGCGTGGGAGTGTGATAATTATAAGGAAGCACGACCAGAATGGTGTCCTTTAATAGAAGTAAGAAAAGAAAAAGAAAAATTAGAGTATAATATGGTCAATAATAAATTAAATTTTAAAGAAATATCTGATTTTAGTCCTACAGGAGCAAAGATATATTAAATATGAAACTTAAAGGAATTATTGATTGCGATTTTACTAATTATAAAGAACCAGTATTAACGCTAGAATTTCCTAAATGTAATTTTAAATGTGATAAATTAAATGGTTGTCAAGTTTGCCAAAATAGCAGCTTGGCGGCCGAACCAGATATAGATATTCCTTATGAAGAAATTTGGGAACTATATCAACAAAATCCTTTAACCAAAGGTTTTTGTTTTCAAGGTTTGGAACCATTTGATAGCCCAAACGAATTAAATGAAATTATACATTTTATTAGAGATGAAAAAAAGTGCAATGACCCAATAATTATTTATACAGGATATGGTCGCGGCGAAGCGTTCTTAATAGAGTATACTTTAAGACATATATTTACTAATATTATAGTAAAGTGGGGCCGTTTCGTTCTTGGTGATGAACCACATTATGATGAAGTATTAGGAGTCAATCTAGCAAGTAATAATCAATACGCGGAGAAAGTATCATGAAAAAGCATTTGAATCCAGATAAAGAACTTGTAAATATTATTATAGAAGGATTAAAAAACAATCAAAGTTATTGTCCTTGTATTTATAATAGTTTAAATAAGCCAGAATATAAATGTCCATGTCAAGATTTTAGAGAAAAAACACAAATCGGCGAAGCATGTCATTGCGGCTTATATATAAAAGATGAAATGTAATCGCGGGAGAAAATTTCTCCCGCACCTTTTTATTTGACTTTTTATCCATTTTCTGTTATAATATAATAAAGAAATTATGAGAGGTGTGATATGGAAGTCGGAATTATTGTAGTATTAATAATCTGTATTATTGTCTTGGCAGTAAAATTTACATAGAAAACAGTTTTAAATGAAAGCCGCAAAAATCAGCTTGAATAGGAAGTTAATAATCTTGAAGAAGAGTTAGATTCATTAGAAAATGAAATCCAGATAAAGTAGAATTCCTATCATGATTTAGTTAATAATAAGATTAAGAATTTGGATAATCTTCTTGCAGAGCAAGAAAAATAGCGGCAAAAAGACTTTGAAGATAAGTGGTTTGCGAAAGATGCAACTGCGGCGGAATAGTTTGCCAATACAGAAACTTATTATAAGTAGGAAGCCGCGTAGCTAGAAGCAAACTTATAGTAGGTTCAAAAAGATATTGATAACAAAATTGAAATTCTTCAAAATAATTATAATTAGGAAGAAGAAAAATTTAAAGCACTTCTTGGACCACTTCAACAATATGATAAAGAACAACAAGAAAAATTATTTTATACAATACAAATTCCGGAAGAATATCACAATGATATAAATTTCTTATTAACCGATGTCGCGGAAAAAGTTCAGCATCCAGATATAATTAGTAAATTAGTGTGGGCAGAATATGTAAAGCCCTATATAGATGATACTTTCAAGCGTGTTGGTATTGAAGATAAACCTGGTATTTATAAAATAACAAATATAAATACTGGTAAACCATATATAGGAAAAAGTACAAATATTAAGAAGCGTTTACAAGACCATTTCAAAAGTGCCGTTGGAATACAATCAATTGCTGATTAGGCTGTGCATCATGCCTTACTTAAAGAAGGACTATGGAATTGGTCAATAGAATACATAATATATTGTGATAAAGATTAGCTTGGAGAATTAGAAAAGTATTATATTAACTTCTTTAAAACACAAGAATTTGGGTATAACAGAAAGGATGGCGGTTAAGTATGAGAATAGCAAAGTTTATAAAATTTCATGGCGATAGTAAATATTTTGCGGGGTTAGCTCAAACCGATAATGATAAATACATATTAGTATTTGGATTAATTGGAAAAATGGATATAAAAAACGAAATAATAAATAATAAAGCAGAGTATGATACAATTTGGTTTCCTATTGTAGAAAAGCAAATAGCAAAAGTAGAAATTCCATTTATTGCGGATAAGGACCGCCGCTTATTTACTTTAATTACTTTACACAATAAAGAAGAATATGAAACAATACTTTCACTTTTAGAGGTAATATATGGCGAATAAAGATTTAACTCCGTAGGAACTAATAAAACGCTTCGCGGATATTTAGGGCATTAGCGAAGAAGAAGCAACAAGTCTTATCGGCGCGGAAACTACCGATGAAATTCTAAATAAAATTACAGAGTTTACAACTAAAAAAATTAAAGCAAATACTGCCCCATTAAATCGCGCGCAACGTCGCGCTCTTGCTAAAAAAGTTGGCAAGAAAAATAGAGAAGATATAAATACAATCGCGGATACCGCAGAAAAATTAAACTATATTGATTTAATTCAAAAATTAAGAAAATTAAATGAAAAAAGGGAGAGAGAAGAAAATGGCGAGACAACTACTGAAAACAACTGATGTTTACCGCGTTGATACAGAAGAAGAGGCGATTGATATGATTACCGCCGCGAAGGATGAACAACTTCAATACAATTATACACTAACTAAGTCCGCTTATGCTATTAAGACCAAAAAGTCTAAGGGAGAAATTATTGATAGCTGGGCAGTAGTTTCACTAGAAAAAACATTTAATGAGTGAGGTAATATAAAATGGATATAAATGAATTAGCTGATGTATTAGGAGAAAATGAAACACTAAATCCCCTAATGGAAGCAATTACACAGATTATGAATTTTGATGAGAATTTACTAACCCCGCAGGTCGCGGAAAATTTGCGTAATACAATTCGTAGCATGTATTCCGAAGAACTAATTGATAAGTCTAAGAAAGAAATTGTTAATAGTCTAGAAGCCCGCGGCTTAAATAAGGCTGGCGCGCATGAATTCCTTGCTGGTTTAGAGCATGATGTATAGGATATATTTGATACCCTTCAGCCTTCCGCGAGTAAGAGCACGCTACTACATGCAATTTTTGACCCAATTACAGAAATGTTTAGGGAAGTAATTGAACACTATCATACATATGATTTTGAACTTCCTATCGCGCTTGAAAAAGAAGCTCATGTCCCAACTTATGCGCACGATACCGATACCGGTGCTGATTTATACGCGGCTGAAACAGTAGTTCTTCCCGCGCATTCTATCAGTAATAAAATTAAGACCGGCGTGCGAATTGCTCTACCAGAAAATTGGACTGCATATATTGTGCCGCGCTCTTCTATTGGCGCGAAGACGCCACTACGTTTGAGCAATAGTGTTGGCGTAATTGATAGCGACTATCGCGGTGAACTTGGTATTCTATATGATAACATTTCTGATTCTGATTATACAATTAATGCCGGAGACCGCGTCGCACAATTAATCGTCATGCCTGCTTATCATTTTAAGCCCCAGGTTGTTGATATTTTACCCGCGACAGAACGTAATGAAGGCGGCTTCGGTAGTAGCGGAAAGTAATGCCTATCAATGTTTATTCAGTTGCTAATCATTTGGCCGAAAACAATTGGACATTGATTAGCACTGAATATAAAAATTTAAATACAGAATTGGAAATGAAATGTCCAGAGGGGCATTTACAAAAGCAAACATATGGGCAGTGGCGTAAACATATGTTATGCGAATAGTGTATGGCTGGCGACCCATATAAAATCAAAAAAAATAAGGTGCCAACCAAAAAGATTGACACAGAACGAGTATTAGGGTTAGATGCCGCGACTGGCACAACCGGATATTCAATATATGATAATCGTTAGCTAGTTTCTTATGGGACATATAGCCCCGATAGTACGTTACCAACGGAAGAAAGAATTAACGCGGTTAAAAATTGGCTTAAAGCCGCGCTTGAAGCATGGGAACCAGATTTTGTTGGAATTGAGAATATTCAATTATAGAAATTTGGCCCAAGTGCTTCATAGGCACAAGTTAAAACATTTCAAGTACTTGCTAATTTACAAGGCGTTTTACTTGATACTTTATTTGAAGCAAGTATAGACCATGATTTAGTATATGCCTCTGAATGGCGCAAATACTGCGGCATAAATGAAGGCGACCAGCACCGCGAAAATAAAAAGAAACTAGCACAAGATAAAGTAAAACTATGGTACAATTAGAATTGTACACAAGATGAAGCTGATGCAATATGTATTGGAAAATACTTTGCAAATAAAATTAAAATAAATACAGTACAATGGGGAGAAGATTAATATGATTAATACACATCTAAGAAATATTGTTGAAAGCGCTGATATTATGCGCGAACTATCTAATAAGTCTCTAAAAGGCCGCGCAGCTTTCCGTGTTGCAAGGCTACTAAGAGAACTTGAAAAAGAATTTACTCTATTTAATGAAAAGCGTATGGACCTAATTAAGGAATATGCGTAGAAAGATGAAAATGGTGAAATGAAGAGTGATGAAAACGGTAACGTTACTCTTGACCAGGATAGGCTAAATGAGTTCTATCAGAGCCTAGATGAGCTACTAAATGCCGATGTTGAAATCAATGCCGAAAAGATTGATTCCGAAGACCTTGGCGATATTGAAATCACCCCCGCTCAGATTATCAATCTAGAAGCGTTTCTTAATGAGTAAATAAAAAATAAGCCCCTCTCATATTTTGAGAGGGGCCTTTTTTATTTCGCTGATGGCACGTTATAAATAGTTCTTGATCTAGAATAATAGTCATCATCAGAACCTTTTTCATAATAATAAAACGTCCATCCAGAACTTAGCATCGCATTTCTACAAGCATTCCAACCAACTTTATAAACCACACTTGCATCTATCTAAAAAGTATCTGAAGTAATTGAGGTAGCGGCCTCTCCGACTCTTAATTCTGCAGTCGCAGTAGCTGGGCAATCGTCTCCTTCATCTCCACCTACACTACTAATTGAACCGCTTTTTACATCAAAAGAGGCGGACATATTAATGGTTTTGTCTAATACTCCCCATAAACTGACTTTTACATTAAAATCCGAGCCGCTCCAACTGCCAGTCGCTGAAACGGCCTACTTAAAATTTAGACGTGAAAAATCAATTGCAGTAAACCACTCGTCACCTTTTTGTACATGATCACCAGGCAATGTCTTATCTGGATCTAATACCATTAATTTATTTAAATACACCTAACCATTACGCATAACAGCAAATGGTGCGGAACCTGATGTACCATTTCCTGCCCATAGAGCATAACCTTCATTAGAAGTCCCGCTATCTAAAGCAACATAATTTGTTCCTGAGCCACTATATAACTTATGTTCACCCAATATCCAGCCACCTAAATTACCAGCGGTTGCTGCTATCTCGCCTTTTATTTTCAAACCAGCATTTTCACTATATAAAAGTTTATAGTTTTCACCAGTCCCGCCTATTCTAAAAATAGCATTATTTTCTGTCGCCGCGGTATTAATAATGACATTAGAAGTATCTACACTAAGAGTTCCGGTACTAGCAATTAAAAAACTATCATCAGTAATAGATAAACTAGTCCCACTTCCAATAGTAGCATTATTATTACCCGTAGTGTGTCTAACTACACCCAGCCAAATAGCCTCTGGTGTTACTTTTGCGTTAACCCAGCTACTAAGTGATTGATTTCCCGCAGTAGAGTCGCCAATAACCATACTTTGCGCAGAAATTCGACCGTTAATAGTTAAGCCGTCCTAAATATTATAAGTTAGCGCCTTTTCATAGCCACCGTTGCCATCCGCTTTCTTTAATACAAAAATATCTTCACCTATACCAGCATTAGAATTAACAACAAAATTATTTGTATTAACATATAATTCTCCACCAGAACCAATATCAATACCAGCGCCAGAAATACGGACATATGATGCGCCAGTAACAGTGTTATTATTATTACGAAGAGTCTAAGTATTACTATTAAGGTCAATACCTATTTTTCTATTCTCCGTGCCAACAGGATCAACCGTGCCACTTCCTAAAGTAATGCCTTTATCATTCATTAAAACAGCATTAATTGTACTACCATCATAAGTAGCAAAACCAATAGAATCCTTGGTAAGCTTCGCGCCAGTCAAGCCATTAATTGTGCCAGTTACGCCGACATTCACTTTATCTTCATTATTTGTCGATGCTTCATTCGCGGCGATAATATCACCCGCTGCAAGCACCAAATACTTTTCTGTAAATTTCGCGGCGGTGCCATTAGAATCAGAAGAAACACCTAAAATTAATCTCTTCGGATTTAAATCAATAGATGTGCCGCTACTGTCTCCAATTACGCCAGAGTATAAAGAAATCTACTAATCAGAGCCAATAAAAATACCGCGATTATTAATTTGTACTGCAGAAGTATACTATCCATCTACAGAAGAAACTAAATCAATTCCGCGACCAAAACCTTCTTCGGCGCTCTTTGCAAAGTCAGACAATATGCTTGCATTTGTTCCAGTAATTGCGCGCATATCAGCTAATGCGTTGCCTGCGCTATTTAGAATAGAACCGGCTTCATTAAAAATACTAGTTAAAGTGTTTTTAATGATTATATTATCTGTTAAATGCTCATCTATATATGTATCAAACAATGGCGCATTTGCATCTAACATTTTTATAACCGCTTCAGATGTTAGATTTCCATCTTCGCCAAAAGCCAAAGCCGCGACATCGTATCCGTGGCTCTTTTTCTACATTGCGTCAGTTTGCGCCACAATATTACTAAACAAATCTTCAAACTTAGTTTTATAATTTTTAATCTCAATACTATCTTCCCAAGGTTTATCGAGATTCATTTCTATATGTGAAATATAACCCTATACGTTTTCAAACTTTAATTGTACATCATTAATATGTACAATTTTTGCCATTTTTTCATATATATTATGAATAATATATGGGTCGTATAAACTTAATTGTATTGAATAGGATACTTTTGGTTCGGAATTTTCTTTCGCCACCTATAAAGCATCCAAATATAATAATATATCCGCATTAGACAATTCATATTTAATTGAAATAGGCGGGTTAAGCATTTCTGTGGCAATAAAGGCACGCGGCTTAATATCAATTATATATTTATCGTGCCTATCTTCCTCAGAGTCCCGCTTATCTTTTTCAATATAAACATTATAGTCTTCATATGCTTTTAATAAATTATTTCCTAATTTAATCTATAACTAATTTTCGCCGGGCTTTAGTGTTAGAGCATCTATAATAATACGCTTATATGCTTCTACCGCGCCGCTAGTAATATAAGAATTTGCGGTAATGTCAAACCATGTTTCAATTGAAAAGTCTCCGGTCATTACTTCGTTTTCTTCTGTAAAAGTAACAGCACCAAATTTAGATTGAAATTCGGCGTATTTTGGATCATTATAAAGTTCATCAGATGTAAAAAACTAAATCTATTCGTTAGACATAGTTTTACTTGCTTCTATAACTAAAGCTAAAAACGGGTTGCTTTCTCTCGCAGTACAAGCATAAGTTAAACGACAACTCCCATCTAATTTTATTAAACGTTGAGCATTACGCTTATAATTAGCTAACTCTGTCTCCGCGGCTTTCCTAATCGCCGCGATGCGTGAAGCATCACCGGCTGCTTCTTCTACCGCTTTTTCAGTAGCAGCAACCAAATCAAAATATTGACTAACTCCCTATACATCATTATATACAAAATATAATTTATCATAGTTTGTATTAATGTTAGTTAATAAGCTATCATCAGCGTTAATTCTAATAATTAAATATTGTTTTTGCTCATCACTATCAATATCGCCAATATAATAATTAATTGTATTATTGTTATCATAAGCGTTAGTATCTAGCACATGATATGCTAATTTTCCCTATTCATAATCATTAGAAGTACCAAATGTAGCTAAATATTTATCGCCATAATCCTAATGGTCATCAGATTGCCAATAGCCTTCGCGCAATGCTGGTCCCATCATTTCATTAAAATCTTGACGTATGGTTCTCATTTCTTTATCTAGAGTATTTAATTGCTCGATCTTTCTCTCTAATTCGCTCTATAAACTTGCTAATGTATTTTGATGCTTTTTTAACTATTTTTCAATATCCGTTCTACGTCTATCCCAAACATCTCGCACCGTAGTCCAATATGTATCAGGCATATATTTACATGTAAGCCATACAGACGGCTTTAACTCAGATGTAACATCACCAACGGTAACTTTATCAGGTAATTTTATAATACGTACTAAATCATTATATTCATCAAAGTCTGGAACACCACCAGTTACCAAAACAGCGCTTTCTGATTCTTCCAACTCTTTTCCCTTTTTAGTATAATCAAGAACACCAAAGTATATTTTTACAGTATTAGCCGCAATGCCATTAACCGGCATTTTAATATATTTACCATATTCTGGACTTTCTAATACTAATACAGATTTAGGGGCATTCTGTGGAATGGTAATTAATTCCTCTTGCCCAGGCAAAGCTTTAATATGACTCTATGCTGTATTCCACTGTTCATTCGCGGCATCAAGGCCAGTTTTTTCAACAGCAATTTTAGCTTCATAATCAGTAATACGGTTTTCTAAATTCATACGTTCCGCATATAATTTTGAATATGCAACATTTCTCTCATGTAGCGCCTATTCATATTCTGCTATCGCCGCATACTATTCATCAGTAATAATATTAAATTTATGTAAATAATCAAAATTTAAAATATAATCTTCGCGACTTTTATTTGCTTCAACATCATTGATACCTAATTCATTAGAAGCGCCATATTCAGCATCAATTGGACGTACAAATAATTTAGTAACTAATTCCGTGCTATCCATTTCACGCGTAATTTCAGAAGTATGATAGGGATATGTTAAATCCATATGTCCTTTATCTTCTTCTATAAAATTATTATAATAGACAACTGTGCGTGAAATAATATGATAATTAGCGTCATAGCCATATTCATATCTACAAAAAACGCCAAATGCTTCGGCAATTTTCTGTGTGATATTATATATATTGCTTTCTTTAATTTCAACGATGCGCAATTTTTCTTTTAGTGCTTCAACCGCGGCTGGAACCAATATGCCAGAGGCATCATCTATTTTCCAAGAAGAAACATACTCATCTTCATATACTTTTTCTGGATCACGAGTTTGGCCACCTTCATACGAAGCCCAGTTCATTTCTACTTTATAATACCATTTGTTTGGTTTTATACTATTTTCATTCTCGGTATAGGGTAATAAAAAGTCTGTTTTTTTATTCCAATAGTCTATTGTAGGTAATGGCTGTTCCTTAACCTAATCGCCTTCAAACCATTCATTATTATCTATATCATATTCATCCTATGAAAGTACTACTTTATAACCAGTTTTCCCCAATTCATGAAACGCAAGTCCTTCACACTCAACATCACAGAATAGCTAATCAGCTTCATGTCGTTCAGTTACTTTCGTAATTAAAAACTCAAAAACATGTTCATCTGCTAATGTTTTATTTAAAATAACCTTAATCTTCCGCATTCCAATCATTAAATTACCATTTAATGTATTATGCCACGCGGGATTTTCTTCACCAGGATGTAAATACATTGGGATAGAAAACTTAAAATTTTCCGTACCATCTATATCCAATACCATTTCCGGTTGTTGAATCTATCCTCTATTATCTCTCTCAGCCCACTTCAAGACAGTTATAAAACTGTCTTGAAGGGACCAAATAGAAACTTCATAACTACGGATAGCAACTTGTTCTTCATCTATTTTAATCGTTCTTTTGCTTACCATAGTATTCCTCCTTTTTACTCATTATAGATACATATTCTAGTATTTAATAAATACATTTTTTAAGCCGCCAGAAACATCATGTCGCACAACATGTGAATTCAATCTTGTATCTTCTGAAACGTTACTCCAAGCAACAATTTTCCCATCTCGCGGCTAATTCTAATCTTCTATAATCAAGTAATTGGACCGTATCATATCTCCAACATCTTCTTCATGTACAGTTAAAGAATCAACTCTATAAGTATTCCAATTCTCTATTGTTTCTTGATTATCAGGTACGCGATATTTCATTTCACCTATCGCGCGACCAGTTTTACTATTAATAATAAAGCGCGAAGAAAGCGCGTTACTGTTTTGATCTAATAAAAACCATTTCATGCGATTTACAGCATCCTAACGATTTTCGCCTATTGTTGAAGTATCAAAGCTATCAATAACCTTATTTGCCCACGCGCGTGCAGCAGCGTGGTTCACATTATTACGAATTTGTTTTCTTATATCTACCCATGCTTTTGTACTTGGTGCATCATGTAAAATTTTTATAACTTGATTATAACCAGTATATACACTTGGAGTAGTGAATTGAAGTTCTTTCTTAGTTAAACTTTCAAACGTAATTGTATTATATGGCGTTCCTTCGACATAACTGTTTTTAGGACTATTTATATAGCCATTCTCATCAAATGTAGGAGTTAAAGTAAATTCAATTGTAGGATGAGATGGAGCATTACCAGCATAATAAAAATATTGGCTTTCATTTTCAGCAAAATTTTCTATGCCTGAACTTTCACTCATAACCGCACCGGACAAGCGCGCACCGTAAAGCCAAATTTCTTCACCGCCATCAAATTTTGTAATAGCTATACGAGAATTAGGTGGAATTAATGCGTCAATTGCTTCCTGTGTGCCGCCCATACTCTCATAATCTAATTCATAATATTTTTCATTATTTTCGTCTGTAAGCTCTATGTATTTTATATTTTCATCAATCTCTATATCGGCTGTCATCGCATCTTTACTTGTATCTGCGTCAGCAAAAGTATTATCACCCAATAACATAGAAGCATCAATCATACTAGCAATAGGAATATTATCTTCCAGAGCAATTTTAATAGCATCGGGGTCATTAAAAATACTTACTTCTTTGCCATTTGCGTCTGTCCAAACATCATGAAAAACGCCAGTATCTTTATTATAATAGCCAAAAATATTAATTTTTGAATACCAATATGGCTCTTCCATTACAAATGTTAAAGTAATTTCACCTTTATATAATGTAGTGCTGGTTTTATATTCCTAATCACCAATTTTTTTAGTAACTTTTTCTTCAAAAGGAAGTAAATGTAATTCTGGCGCCGCACTAACGCGCGCTTCAATCGCGCGATTTGGATGCTCAGATAATATTAATTCACGAATTTTACCTGGTTGAAACCAATGTAAAAAATGATCTAACTCATTCTATGTAATCGCGTCAGTAGCTAAATCAAATGTCAGTTCATGATTAGTATAATGTGTGCCCCAATAAAAATGGCCATCTAGTACTTCGTATTCTGATGTTAAATCTTCAAAAGTAGAATAACCCGAACGTTCCATCCTATCGCCGCTAATAGTAGCAATTAAATTAAAATCTTCTATACTTTTTCCACCAAAAGTAAAGCTTATAAATGAACGCTCCATGAAGGGAAGGCGCGATGTCGCGCCTTCCCCTTTATGTGTTGCCATATATACTTGCGTATATTTTGTATCTGAATAATTAGGAACGTCTATGACGTTCCCATTTACATATCCATAATCTCTCATTCCTTTTACCTCCTTTGAGCACTACGAGTACCAGATTTACGAGCAATTGTAAGCATTTGCTCTAATGCTTGTTCGCCGGCACGACGTGCGTCATAATCATTAGCTATTGTAGTATTCATATTAACAACAGCATTTTCAATATTAACACCAGGCTCATTATTAGTATAATTTGAAATAGATGCTAACCCAGCCTAAGCAGAATGAACACTAGATAAAGCATTATAAAGTAATGTTGTCGTTTTAATTTGATTCTTCCAATCTTTATAATCTTGGGCATTTAAAACCGCTTCGGGTTCAAATGGAGTACCATGTAACATTGCGGGACCTGTCTAATCAATGATACCACCCTTCGCCGCGACAGCATAATCATTTCCATATATATATTTGTGTTCTGTATTATCTGGACTAAGAGCAGGATGAGCTTGTTTTTCTGAATCTTCCTTAAATTTAAATCCTAATACACGACCACAAACTGTACATTTAACATTTTCACCGACTTTCGCGGGACCTGGCGTATGTGGACCCTCATTATACTTACTCCACTTTCCATCTTTCCAGTAACGTTGCCAATGCTTATCTTTATCATGATACCAGGTTTTTTCTAGACCCGTTCTACCGCTACCAGAGCCACTACCAGTAGTAGTCCCAGCGCCACTGCCACCAGTAGGAGTTGCAGGCTTAGTAGCAAGTTCAGTAGCGCTTTGATAGGCTTGCCATGCGGTAATGCCAGGATCATCATTGTTTCCACCAAATAAATTTTCATATTTAGCTTTCGCGGTTTTCTCAATTTCATCCCATTTAGCATCCTTGCCATGAATTTCTTTCATAGCAGCTAAGAAAATATCTAAATTCTAATTAATCTTACCAAGTGATGCTTCTTGCATTCCAATGTCATCGCGGAAAGCAGACCATTGCTCAGCTTTAAATAGAATCTCGGCACTATCTTCTGCAGAAGATAGCGGTGATTTTTCCCAATATTCAGCTGTATAAGAAGTTATAAAATCAGCAATTTCTTGTGGGGTTTTGGCCATTACATCATAAACTTGACCCCAAAGCAGTCCATGCGCTTTTTCATAATCTAATTGCTCTTGTGCAAGTTCAATTTGTAAGTCCATTTTTTCAAGCTATAAATCAGATGCTTCTTTAACCGCGTCAATTTGCTCTTGCTGCTTATCAAAATACTAATCACGAGCCTATTGATCAACTTTCTCCTGCAATTGAGCAATCTATGAAGCGGATGCACCAGAACGTTTTAGAATTGCAAGCTATCTACGATTACGCTCTAATTCCTAATCTTTCTACGTATCCTCATACATTTGACGTTCTTTTTCAAGAGACTTATTTAAACCGTCAATAAAGTCCTCATTAGTCTTTTGAATGGCTTCCCTGGTATCTTTCATCTCATCAATCTAACGTTGACGAGATTCTTCAATAGCCTTTAAGACCGATTCCTCGACCTCTTTCTGATTATCTTTCATAGCTTGTAGCTATTCATTCATAGCTTGCATCTATTCAAGAACGGCTTGCTCTTGTTCATGTAGAGAATCAAATAATCCCTACATTTCTTTCTATTCAGCATCCATTCTATCAGAAAAAGCCTTTACCATTGCTAGATAATATTCATCATCGCTCTTATAGTCTTTTTTATCAATTTTCTTACCAGACTCATCATATTGCATAAACTAAGCAAATGCTGGATTCATGCGTAAGATTTCTTCATATTGCTGTTTTGGCGTTTTATCTAAATTACCGTAATCACCAGTTTTGAATAAATCAGCCAACCATTCATATGATTTATCTTTGAAATGTAATTGTCCACTTTCATCAAATGTATATAATTGACTTAATGGAGATTCTTCACTATTAAGCTGTGCACGGCGCTGCTCGAAGTAATCTTTCTATGATAAGTAAAGTGATTCACTTGTAATCGCAGATAGTCTTAATTCTTCATATGATTGTTTTTGACTAGCATAATATGCTTTACCATTAGAAATCATATCAGATTGAATTTTTCTTCTTAATTGCTCTTGATAAGTAATTTGTTTTTCAAGATCAGCAATCTTCTATAACCAATTGTACCAGCGTTCAACATCACGGATAAAGCCGGGGATTTCTTTATTTCCTCCGCCACCTCCTCCGCCGCCGCCTTTCTTAGCTAAGTCGGAAAGTTTAGCGTCGCGAAGAGACTCCCACATCGCACGCATAGCATATAACTAATCAAGAGCCGCTTGAGCAGATGCTTTCGCTGGACCGCGTACATTACCAGTTGCCATTGAAGTAGCATTACGTTCATTGGTTAATGGTGTACCACGTCCGCTTGAACCATTAGATAATAAGCGTTTAGTTTGAATATGATTAAATACAATCGCGTCTTTTGCTAAATCAACAAATTCCGCACCATTTTGTCCTGCAAGGAAATATTGACCATTAGAAACTACAAGTTCTGGACCAAGTTCACCCATTAATGTACGGGTACCAGCAGCTAAAGCCATATTACCTTTTGCTGAAACTATTGTATCCACATCCGCGCCCTGGCCTATAACATGAGGAGTAATAGTAAGATCAATTTTTACATTACTTGGCACATTAGCTAATGCGCTAGTCGCAGCACTAAATTTAGGCGCTGCGCCGGCAGCGGCCGCGCCTGCATCAGAAATGGTGCTTCCGACTTGTTGAATTTGCTAAAAACGAGCAGTAATATCTTCTACTGACCAGTCGGTGTTTCCAAGTTCATTTAAATCCGTGACTAAATCTTGAATAAATGTATTAAGAGAGCCATTGGCCATTTCTTGCATCTCTTTTAAGTAATCTGCATCTAAATCTGCTGAATCTAATTTTTTAGTTCTATTAAACTGAGATGCTAAATCATGAACAAGCGCTGCATATTCAGCATTACTTTCAAAAATGTCAGAATATTTTAGTGACTCAGAAGGCGTTTCTGCTACATTAGACATCTAATTTGTCTATAATGTAACATCATCAGCTTTAACTTCTACTTGCTCTGGCTATTCTACGACAGTTGACTATTCATTATGTTCTACCAACGTTTCTTTCCCTACTTCTATTTCAGTTTCTTCCCCAGTAGCAACAATGCCCGCTTGTTTAGCCTATTCCTAAAGATTATTATAATATTCTTTTAAAAGATTTTCAATCTCATCTTCAGAAAAATATGATAATACCGCAGTATTCTCAGCAATAAAATTATTCCAAGCGTCTTTTATATTCTCCAAATTCTAAAAATTGTACGCGCTAGCGAACATAGAAGTATTGCCATATAATCTATTTAATTCAGCACGTTTATCATTAGCATATTTTTCAACATCATTATATTCTCGACTTTCTTCTGTTTCTGACTATTTTTTCTACCTTAACTAATTTTGTTCTTCTTCTTTCTTTCTTGCTTCTTCTTGCTGTTTAATATACTAATCTGTTTGATATAATGTAGCTAATACTTCTTCAATAGCTTGTCTATATACTCCTTGTATATCTGGGCCTATCTGAAGATCTGGATTAGACTTTAATGCTTCTTCAAATATCTAAGCTCCAATCTCTTCACGTTCTCCTGTAATTCCACTATTTATAGCTTCATCTATAAGTCCCTATAAATCAGTATTACCTAAAACTGCAATACCAGAAAGCATCCCATGCTCTGTTATTTCTCCTTCTGCGTCTACTTTAGGAGTTAAATTCTGCTATATAAATAAAGCTTGAGCCTCCGCTGCCTAATTAACCAACGTATTTATTTTTTCAACAGCGGTGTTTACATTGGCTAATGAATCTGCTGCGGAGTTCGCGGCGGTTTGAGCATCTTCGGCAGACTATGCGGCCGCCGCGGCATCTTTTTCAGATACACTTTTTATTCCTGCTAATTCATTTGCAGCTGCAGTTGCACCATCCGCCGCAGCCTACGCCTTAGCGGTTTCACTCTCTAAACCTTTCTATAGCTAATTTGCTTGAGCCTATAATTCTGCGATTTTAGCTGCCGTTTCCACATTTATTTTTTCGCCAACTCCATCAATAAGACTCTAAATTTCAGCTTGTATTCCTTGAATTTGTATCAAAAGCGCTTCTGCGTCAATTTTTGCTTGTTCAGCTGTTGTACGCTAAGTTTCTAACTATTCTAATAATTTAGTATGTTTTTGCTTATCGGTTAACAGAGATGGCGACTCTTGACTAAGTGATAAGTCCCCTCGTTCAGAAGTTGGCTTAGTATTTGTTAATTTAGTAGGCTCTGGCATAGTTTCTTCGGGGGCTTCATTAGAATTTTTAATTTCTTTAACAAGATTTAATAAATACTCTGATAAACCGCCAATTAAAGCGTTATTCACTTTAATTTTGTCTTCAGGCAAAACTCCAGACTTAACTAAAATTTTAAATATTTCATCAGTAAAACCATTGGTAAATTGTTTAGCAACTGTTCCTAAAGCACTAGTAAGATCAGTTAATGCAGTTGTAGTACCATCGACTGTGCCAGTAAGTTCCTTCATCGCGGTATTTGCAGCTTCTACCGCGGTCTAGGTCTCAGTTGCTTGTTCTGGTTTTAATCTTGCTTGTTCTTGATTATCCCAAAGCTTGGCTTCTGTAATTAAACGCGAATAATAACGCTCCGCATCAAATGTTCCAGAACTGCTAGCCTATTCTCGGATCTTTGCCATTACTTTAGTCAATTCCCCACTAGCACGTAAGGCATCCTTATATCGTTCAACTAAATTTTTATCCTATCCTTCGGGTACATCATATCCTTCTTTATACCACGTATTATTTCTAAAATTATAATTTGTATCAGATAATCCGTGCTCTTTTTCCCACTATTTACGTGATTCTTGTACCTATTTTTCAGCTTTTTGAGCAACACTTTGATAGTCTTCAGATTGTAAAAAATCCTATATTGGCTATACAAATTGTTTTCCATAAGCTTCCGCAGCACTTAACTCGACAGACGATAATTTTGAATCTCCTGCCTATGCGCGTTTATAAAGATTTAAACCCTCAGTCTATCCAATCGTTGTCCGATAATCTGCCCCACTTGGTGCATAGCGCTCTCGAACCCATTCGTCATTAGCATAAAATTCCTACCATTTTTTGTCATCTTCGTTAGAATAATCTAAAACTTCTCTTAAATTAGCGCCTTCTGCTACTTGTGTATATCCAGAACCGCTATTACTACGTAAATTAATTTTTCCATCAGCGCCAACGAAGCCCTCAATAACAGCGAAGACATGAATAGCGCCTTCAACTTTAATATCATCGGCATTAATTGGTGCGACTTCAGGCGTAATAATTAAATTATTATAATTTGCAATCGCAGCTTCTATATCTTTTTTCTAGTTAGAACTTAAATCTTTAGGATTTATTGAAAAACCTAATTCTAATTCTTTCCCAGTCAACTAATCTACATTTTTATATCCTTTAGATACAATACGGCTTAGCATTTCTGGAGTTAACTGATCAGCATTAGTAATAGTTGGTACTACATCTATGCCCAAAGCAAGGCGTAACTGCCAAGTTTCCATATTTGAAAACGCCATACCGGAAGCAGCGTGTGTCGTGCCCTATCCATATTTTTCCATCCATGAAGCTAATAGATCTGGCATAGCCTAATCAATTGTACTATATTCTTTGCCACCTAATCCTTCAAATACATAATTTCCTTTTTCATTAACTCCTAATTTATATGTTGCTCCGGCAATACTTACGGAATAAGTTTTATCTTTATTCTAAATAATTAAATCTTTATCCCGACCAGCATTAATCGCCTCAACGTCTTTTTGTAAATCTGCCTATACCTAAGCCTATAGCATTTTATTAACATCTGTTGTCTTTGTGGTGCCATCTGGCATAGTATATTCATATTCACCTTTTTCGTTCTTTGTAGCAATTAATACTTTACCTTTTGTTAATGTAACCTTTTGGTCGCCCATATAAGCAGTTATTTCTGCCCCCGTCTTTGAAAGCGTTTTCATCATAGCCGCCATGTCATCAACAGAGTCAAAACCACCAGCTGCATTTAATTGTCGGAAAGCTTCCATAACATCGGTGAGTTGCCCCGCAGTTAAACCAATTGCATCTAAATCAATTTGCATGTCATCAGATGAGTCTTGAATAATTTCTTTTAAATTCTTATTCCCTATTATAATTTGTTCGCACTTTTTTTCAAAGTCTTCACTTTCCTGTATTTTTTTATTGAATTCTACTGCCCAATCATGATATTGTTTACTAATTTCTTGAATGCCTTTTTGGCCTTCAGCGCCATCATATGTTAATTGTGGGAAAATATCTTTTAAATCAATATCATTATCTTCACCAGTAATATCAGATAAACCTTCCATTGCCACAACGGTTTCAAGAATGGCTATTAGGCCATCTAACATGTCAATATTAGCTTGCGCCGCGGCGTGAATTCCATCTTCTACGCCAGCAGACATTTCATCGGCGCTCATTGACAAGTTCATTCCAAAACTAGCTAAACCCTTTAAATTAACTTCTCCCGCATGTCCGGCAGTAGTACTAAGATTGCCCATACCAGCTTCAATAACTTCTGCTGCGGACATGGCACCTTCACCAATCTACATGCCCATGAAAGATAAGGTTTTACCAGAGATCTAAGACAAATGCTCCATTTCTGTCGCAATAGCATAAAAGTCTTGCACAGACATATAACCGCTTTGCGCGCTTTGCGTCATTGTTTGGAACATCTGTGCAGTAGATTGCCAATAATTTAATGGCCCCTACATACCATCTGGTAATTTTTTATCCATGAAACTATAACTTTCTGGATTATTTGTATTCGCAACTGCAATTTCTTGATATAGGTTTAATTCTTCACGTAATGCAGCCGCTTTAGCCTGCGCCGCAGCAGTGCCCTTCTGGTCTGCTTCTGCGATTTCTTCAGATAGCTATTTTATTTTAGCTAAAATGCCATCCATAGTATCAATATTATCACGACTTAAAATAGACTCAGATAAACCTTCAAATACGCCGCTTACATCAACGCCCTCAATATTTTTTAAAGCGTTATATAATTTGATCGCAGCGTCTGTGGTTAACTTCATACCATCAGCAGCTGATACAAAATCTTCATTACTAAGTATTCCACCTAAATATTTATCAGAGAAACTAATTAAATCAGCGCGACCAGTATTAGTAATACCACCATTGATACCGCTAGCAATTGCGTCCACAAAACTTTTAATTGCATCTTGAATTGCATCTTGCAGCTCAAGCATAGCACTTTCTATCTTTCCAGTATCTACTTTGTCTCCTAGAGTAGATGCCTGCTATAATAACATTTCAGATATACCAAATATATCTGTATTATTACCAATAGTTAAAATACCATCTTTATATTGAGCTCCATATGTTTCTAAACGTTGCGCTAAGCCTAGCTAAGTTGCTTTATCAAACTATGCTATAGCTTTAGAAAGATTTATTTTATCCCCGGCTTTCGCATTACTAATATTATTAACACTAGATAATATTGATTCTTGTATATAAGTTGTTCGTTCAATTTCACTATCAACGAATTGTGAATACATATCTTGATATTGTTTTGAACTTCTATCTATAATACCAATATGTCTTGCGAACGCTTCAAAATTTTCTACTCTAACTTGATTTGTGCCTTCAATTTGTTCAATTAAATCGCTATCAATATACTCTTGTAGCATATTTTCAGTTAAAGTAATACCAATCGCGGCTAGTCCTTCACCAAACTCACGGAAAGTCATTCCAGAAGCTTTAGAAAGTAAATCATTTTGGCTAGATACTTTATTACCTTGCTCTTCCCAAATATCTAATATCGCTTCATTTAATTTATCAACGTCTTGTACACCATTAGCTAATAAAGCATGATAATACTCCCTTAATGCTTGCTCTAAATTATCTTTATTCTTTTTAAGAATTTGAACAAAGCCCTAAGAATTTGGTTCAGAAACAGTAAAATAACCAGCAGCTACGCCAAGCGCAGCAGCTTCTTTAGTAATATAATCGCCAACATTATTATCTAATGCTTCGCGCGCGGCATCAACTTGAGACAGATTCATACGAGCAAATTTATTAGCATCTTCTGCAGTAAATGATTTACCAAGTGCTTCATAAATTGCTGCGGCTGCATTTACTGCATTTTCTCCACCAACAAATAAGTTTGCAATATTTTCTCGTATTGTCTTACCTGCTTTTTCATCTGCGGCATTAACATTCGCGAGCTAACGAATAAGTTCATTTCTATCGTTTTCACGAGTTTTGGTACCACGGCCCGTAGCAAATATTGTGTCAAAATTAACCGCATCTTTAACCTATTTCTAAAGCTATTTAATTTGTCCATCGACGATTTCTTTTTGACCAGCATCAGTAGCCTAATCTAACTACTTACGTAAAGTATTTACATACGCTGCTATTCCGTCAGTTGATAATATAAATTTACCTAAAGATTCATTATAGTCAAATAAAGCATCAAGAGTTAATTGACCACCATTTGCAGTGGTATATCCTTGTTGACTTAAAGTATCAACTATATTCTACATATCAGAGATATTTGAAAATCCACTAACAATATTTCCGCCAAGACCGTCAATAACACTTGTAGTACTTGTAGCAAATGTTTCAAAAATTTCTTTTTGAGTCATACCAATACGCTTAGCAAACGCCAATGCCCGGCTGTCATTCATTGTCCAATGATCGCCTTCTTTAGTCATATATTTCATTAACTCATTTTTTGAAATATCTGCTATATTTAAGAAATCATTGATCATTGTTTCTGAAATATTTTGACGCCCACTTATTAAAGCATTGCCCCTAGTATATACACTAGAAGATTGAATTAAAGAAGCAACCTACGCGCGTGCCGCACGTAAACTATCATTATCTAATCCAGCATTTTTTAAAGCTTCCTAACGAATGCCCAATAGATTTGGTAATTTATCTAAATCTTCAAGATACTAACTTAATGCTGGTAAATCCAAAGAAAAGATTCCAGTGATACGATTATAATTAGTAAAATTCTAACCAAATTTATCAGTTAGTTGCGCTACAGTTTCATAATCCAAATTATCCGCACTATTAAAAGCATTAGATAAAATCGCGGCAGTAGTTTTACTCTACTAATCTTTATAAAGCTAAGAAATCCATTGGTTTTTCTAACTTTGAGAAATACCATCTGTAGCCTTAATCGCGGCAATAACAGTATTTACATCTTTAGAAATAGTATTAATAATAAACTCATTAGTTGTATTATCAAGTTTGCCCCACTCACCATCTAATTTAGCTAATATGTCACGATTTTCATTAGTAACCGTAATCTTCTGTTCAGAGCCGTCTTGTAAATGTTGAATGCTCGCTTCAATAACATCAGACATGGTAGTATCTACTAATTCATTTGCTTCACGACGTAAATCAGCAATATATTTTTTGTCAAGGCCCATGTGAGTGGCAAATGTAATTTTACTACCTTGACCACTATAGCTGCCATCTGCATTGCGCTTAAAAGTCTATAGTAATGATTTCATCGTTATATTATTTGCTTCGGCAAACTCGGTCAACATTTCAAAAGAAACATTATCCCAATTATCTGTAATATTTTTTGCCGCGGCATATGCGCGCTCAGAAGCACCATAGCTTCTATTATGTTCTATAGTAGCTCGCTCTATATCAGTTAGATATTTACCTAAGCTATTCTTGCTTAATAGTCGATCAGTAAATACAGTTTTAATAAATTCGCTTTGTAGTGTTAAAACACCATCTTTAATATTTGTTTTCAACGTTGGGTCGTTTTCTAATCCTAAACCAGCAACATTAATCTAATCGCCAATTTTTGCATCTTTTAAATTATCTGCAATTTGTATTAGACGATCATGCATACTATTGCCTTGTTCAATCATAGAATCAGCATATGCCTATAATGCTTCTTTACCTTTTTCAGTAGAAAAAGCTCCTTCTAATTTTTGCTCTTTAATTAAGCCACTTAGATCTTTAATCTATAAATTATCTCCGCCTAATAGAGTTAGATATTTACCCCATTTATCAGCTGCTAAGAAATTCTTATCAACAGTTACACCAAGAGAAGTAAATATATCTACAAATTGGTCGATAGTCATTTCAGCCGCGTTACTCATTAATTCAATGCCTGCTTGCTATTTAGACATCTAATTCTTGGCAATTTTCGCCGCTAATTCATTTAACTATTGAGTTGTTGCTTGTGTAGTTTCTTTAAGAGCATCATATAGAATTGAATATGAATCACCTAATTTAGTTATGCTCTATTTAAAAGCAACTTGATATTTACCGTCAGTAATTTTTTTAGAATTATTAAAATCTAATGCACCGCTAAGTCCTAATAAATACATTGTAGTCTCATCTACAATTGTATTGCCGCCTTTTTCAATTGCATCAATTGCGCCCTATATTTTAGTTATAGGCTATTGATAAATTGCAACTAAATCTTCAGAAGAAATATCTTTATCAATTGTTTTATAAATATTTTCAATAGAAGTTAAATTACCATTTAATGCTTTTTGTAATTCTTCCTAAGAAATAGCAATTTGACCAGTGTGCTCTAATGCCGCGACATTATAATTAGAAACGTTACGAATAAGTTCCTAACGAGCTTTTTGCTACTCTTTAGTGCCCTGTTCAAGATTTAAATACCCAGTAATGTCAATAGATTGTCCAAGTTCAGCCATGAACATATCTAATTGATGTTGAGCATCAATAGCATCTTTATTATTACCGACCTATTTTAACTACTATTTTAATTGGCGTATTCTTAAAGCTATGCCAGTCTGCGTATAAACAAATTTATTAAGAGCATCATTATATTCAAATATATCAGAAAAATCAAAGTCGATTATTTTTCCTTTTTCTGTGGTGCCTTTATAATAACTGCGACGTAATTCCTGCAAAATCGCATTCATCTTATCTGGCGTATTAAAGCCATTAGTTATTTCATTTGATAGCGACTACAAATTAGAAATAGTATTTGATATGCGTTGTATTAATGCATTCTATATTTGTTCTTCTGTTAAGCCTAATTTATTAGCGACTGCTTTAAATTCAGAGTTACTTTTAAACTCTAAATTACCAGAAGCATTTCTAGTAAAATATGAATTAATAAAGTCAGCGAAAGTAATAATTTCTCCATCTAAAGTTTCTAATAAATTGTCGCCAGTAGATTCTTGATATTTATTAAGTATATCCGCAATATCTGTCTCTTTAATGTTAGTATTAGATAAGAAGCCCATCGCCTAGCCATTAAATTCATTTTCCATAGTATAAAGCTAAGCTTCTAAAGAACGATAAGCAGTTTCATTAATTTTGCCTTTAGATGTAGCTAATATAGATTTTAAATAGCTCTTATCTTGAACCGCATAAGCCTAAGTATTAGTATCAAATTCAAATGCATCAGTAGCTAATAATGCTTCTACAGAAACGCTATAAAAATCAGCTAACTTCTGCATCGTATCGCGGCTAATATTCTTGGTATCTTTTAAGATACTAGAAAATACCGTATCGAACGTTTTAGATTGCTATGCTTTTAAAATTGAATCAATATTCTTTGTTTTTTGTTCTTGAGTTAAATCGCTTGCGTTAATAGCATTAATAACTTCTTGAATATTATTATCCGCTACAGTTAAAATCCATTTATTTAAACTTTCATCTAACTTAGCAATACCTATCTATTCTAATGGAGCAATAACTTCACGAATTTCTGCTGTATTATTTAAACTAGCTTCACCATTCGTAATTGCGGACGTAACTCCATTATAAACAGTACTAACAGCATCATGTAATTTATTAGCATATTCAATCGCGGCGTCTGATGTACTCATTCCTCTGCGTTCAATAAAATCAGAAACAGTACCTTTTAATGTATAAGTTTTTCCATCAGCATTTTTAATAAACTGCTCTTTAATAATATCAATACTGACACCCCAAGCATTTGCCCAAGCAACTAACATTTCATCAGTAACTTTATCTGGACTAGAAATAATACTTGCAAAAGCATTTTCGGCGTTAGACTCCTAGACTAGTTTATCTATTTGCGTCTAATAGTTATTGATTTGTGATATATCTGTTAATTTACCATTTTGAGTCGCATAGTTCAACATTTTTTGTAATTGTTCCGCTGTTGCTTCATAATGATCGCTAACCCAGCTAACAAAACCTTTATCAATCATTGCCTATACATTTTTGAAGCCAAGTTGATCACTTAATTTAGTAACATCGGTTAATTGAATATCCTTACGGTTATTTATTACAGAAGTTAAGGTTTTATCTATACGCTTCTAATCATTAATTAATTGTAATAAATTAGCTTCATAACTTTCTTTATATGCTTTATAAAGTTCATTTTGTTGCGTAGCTAACTCTTTATTATCATCAATAGCTTTTGAAAGCTCTTTATAACTATTACCGCTGACCCATTCTTGTTGTTCTTGTTCATTTAATTTTAAATATTTATTTACATCTGCAATTCCAGCTTTGCTTAGAATAGATACATCACTAATTGCTTCTCCATTATTAATTTGCTCAATTAGTTTCTTAGCTTCATCAAATGCCTTCATTCGTTCTTCAAAATTACCATCAAATTCAGACATTTGTTTTGTATAGCCAGTAGTAACTTTTTCAAGAGAATTTAATTTAATTGTCCATTTGCCATCAACAAAATCAAAATCATCAATACTTAATTGACCAGTTGTATCATCCAAATATTGATTTAAAGTAGTTAATATTTTACTTAAATCCTCAAAGCCAACACCAGATTGTAATTTTTTAATATTACTGATTGCAGTATCCGCGCCTTTGGTGTAGGCATCTAGTTCTGTTTGAATTGATAGTAATAAATTATCAATTAATTCAGATTTAATTTCTTTTAACCAGGCATATATATTAGAACCGCCTTCCCCAGCATCCTCTAAGGCCTTCATAGATGATTCAATCGCTTCAGGATTTAAAAGACCATTATCTAATAATTTATCTTGTAATTCATTACTTAATTTAGAAAATTGAGCCGGGATTTTTGATAAATCCCAATCAAAATCAGGATTATATTCCCCTATTGTATTAACTAAATCAATTAATTGATTATTAAATTCTTCTTCTGCGGAAGTATTAAATGTCGCTTCATTTAATCTATTTAATGTTCTAGCAACACCATAGCGATATTCTTTCTAAGCCTTTCCACTCGTGGCAGCAATATGCTACTAAGCCCTTGCTTGAATTTCAGTCGGATTATAATAATCATTAATAAATTGTTCAAAAGTTTGGCCATTAGAAAATGTTGGTAAGTTGCCTAATTCTAAATCTTTTGTTAATTTATCATAAGTATTATAATGCCGGCGATCTTTTAAACGTTCTTCAAACTACTAACGTTCATATATGTCTAAAGAATTTAACCAACTATCCAATAATTGTATATCATTTGTATATTGATTAACATAATCACTAATAGTCTAATTCTCACTTCTACTAGAAACTCCCGATAATAATTTCTTAGAATATGCTGTATATAAACTACTATCTTGCAATAACGTTATATTATTATCTTTATTATAAATAATTTCATTTAACGCGCTTTGAACGCCAACGCTTTCTAACTATTTAATTGTTTCTATAGAAGTAGTTACACCCGCTTGCGCAGATTGAATTGAAGCCTATATCTATCCAGCTAATTCTAATTGCGCGGTAGACATATATTTACTTGCCTACGCAAACTCTTCTTTCCAGCTATCATATAATTCATTAAAATTTTCACTATCATAAGATTTACTTAATAACTAATCAGTAGCTTGGTTATATTCTTTTAATGATTCCCGCTCTTCTAAAATTGTATCAAGTAAATCTCCAGAACTACCAGCCTAGGTAACAATATCTCTATTCTATTCTCTAAAATCTTGGTATAATTTAATTAGGTTTTCTAAATCTTCTTCTTCTTCTAATTTTGCCATATTACTCACAGCAGCTTCATTTTGATAACCAGTACTTTTTAAAAAAGAAGATAAAGCAATTGCAAGCCAATGTTCATCATCTAGTAAATTATAAACCGGATTACTAGACGGTATTATACCTTCAAATATTGTCCCAGAAGAATTATTCTCAGCACCAAGGGCGATCATATCACTCCATGAACTCTCTGCCGCAATGCCACGTCTCTATAATTCTACTCCATATTTTTCTTTTAATGCTTTCTAATTTTGTTCATTATAATCCTAAGCCTATTTTCTATATTTAATTCTATTTACTTCTGCTTGAGCTTTCTAATACTAAATTTCTGCTTCCGCCGCGGCCGTGCTAGCTTGTGCAGCAGCTAAACGCGCGGCAGTTAAACGTTCTTCTAATGTTGTTGCTTCTATCACAGCATTACCAGCTGAATCATAAGCATTAACTAATTCCGGGAATTTTTCCGCTATTTCATTCTAAACTTCCTAAAAAGCCTATGCCGCTTCTTCACTATCATAACGATGCTCTTCTAACTCATCATACTTCTTTTTTAAACTAGTTAAAGAGCGTTCATCAGATTTTAACTATTGCGCCTTATTTTTAAGCTCATCGGCAGATTGCTAAAAACGATTAGCCTTTTCTTCTAAACTATCATCGAGTAAATTTTTTCCCTATATAAATGTAGTAATTGCAGTAGCGAAAGATAAAATCGCTCCGCCATAATTTTTAGTAGCTAATTGTCCAAAACCGCTAATTACCTATAATATACCACTAATATCAGCCCATGCTTTAGCATTTTTTCTTGCTGAATCTGTACTACGGTCCATAACAAGACTAATAGTACTTAAGGCTCCCGCTGCTGCTGAGGCGATAGTACTAAATGTACTAATACCTTTCTAATGATTACCTAAAAATGCCTATAATTTGGTCTTATATTCAGTTGCTGCCTACTGAGCCTAAATACCAGCCTCAGCTGTTGCTTCTGCGCCCGCGGCCTAAATATATGGCCGTATTGTCTTCGCTAAACCCGCTAGAGCAGCAAGACTTATAGTTTTTATAGTATTAACAGCTGTAGTAATTGCACCAATAGCAACTAATGGAAATTTACCAAAAGCTTTATCTAACCCATTTAAAGTATTTAATACTTCAGTAATCCCATCTAAAAATCCTTTCCAAGCATTTTCAAAGCCAACGGTAGTATAAAACTCCTACCATGCAGTCTAAACCTAATTCAACTTAGCTTCTAAACTATCTAAATATTTTAATGCCTGTTCAGAGCCAGTGCCCTCACTATTTTCAGCAATTTCTAAATTTCTACGTAATTCATCACCATTAGAAACCAACGCTAAAAAACGAGACTGCTGTCTATTACCAGCCATTTGTGTGGCAATATAACGTTGCTGTCTACTATCTAAAGTATCCCAAGCATCGGATAGCTCAAGAATAACCTCGGTAAAACTTCTGAATTGATGATCTGCTGTTTGCATAGAGATACCAACAGATTTTAATGCAGCATCAACTCTGTTGAAACTAATTTCTTCACCCTCAGAATCAATTAATTTTGTTGGATCTTTTGTTAACTCACCATAACGAGAACCAATAGATTTCATAGCGCTACCAATGTTGCTCGCGCTTTCGCGAGTCGCGGCGACCATAGTAGCAATCATAGCTGACGCTTGTTCGAATGTAGTACCAATAGCTTCCATAGAAGAAGCAGTACGGGTCATAGCTTCAGCAAGTTCTTGTTGAGAAACAGCTGTATTGGCAGCCAATGCGCTATAAACATCAACAACACGTGATGCCTCTTCCATCTCCATATGGAAACCACGTAATGCGGTTGTCATATAGTCAGTAGTTGTTGCATAATCAAGACCAGAAATCTTAGATAATTTTAATGTCTCTTCGGTTAATGACATAACCTCATTAGACTTTAAGCCCTGTTGATAGTAAATTTGAGATACTTCATAAGCGCCCTTAATCGTAGTACCATATTTCTGCGCCAATTGTGTATAAGCATCAACTTGTCCCCACAAATCAGCCGTAGACATATCAGTAACAATTGAGATACCATTCATAACAGTATCTAATTCTTTAATATGCGCCGCGGCATCAGTAACGCCTTTTCTTACTAAATTAAGAACCTATGTAAAGCCCATGAAATTAGTAATTGCAGATTTTAATGAATTAAATGTAGCCTGCTAGCGTTCTAATTTCATTAAGGAGCCCTATGCAGATTCTAGACTTGCTTTATAATTCTTCACCGCCGTGGCCATAGCGTCATAATTGGTACCTAACGCAGCCTATCCTTGCTTCTAGCTACTTTGAGTAACTTTGTCCATAGTATTATGCAAGTTAGCCAATGCCTAACGATACTATTCGCTCTATGCTCCCGCTGTATGAAATGCAGCCTATACTTGCTGTAAAGCCGCGAGCACTTCCTAGCTATTCACCAAATCCGCAGAGCCTTTTTCTGCTGCGTTGGCCCTCTTTTGCTATGTCTAGAAAAATCTTCTATTGCCATTCTTAAAAGTATCATTTAAAATATTATTAATTTGTGCAGCACTCTAATCTTTTAATTTATTTACCTAATCTGGTGTTAAATCAAAAGCTTGAGTTAAATATTCAACAAAAGGATTCTATTGTCCAGCTTTAAAGGCACCATTCTTCTTAAAGAATTGATTAAATACATCTTCACCAAGAACATCGGCGCTAATAAAATTCTTACCAACAATATCCTTTAACTTATTACCAATATCAATAGCTTTGCCGCTTTCACTACCAATTTTAGCAATTTTATCGTTTATTTCATCAACTTTTTCATTAACGATAGCTTCAACTTCTTCAAAACTTTTTTTAGTAATATCAGGATCAATTGCTATTAATGCACCACTCACGTCAGCATTATTAAACAATCCTTGTAAAGTTTGCTCTTGAATTTTAATAATTTCTTTCTATGCGTCTTCTAGCTATTTTTTTAAATCAGCAAGCTATTGTAAAGATGCAGAGTCTACAATCTAAAAATCACCTAGTTGTAAACCACCACGTAACTAATTAAATTTCTCCATTTGCGCCATGAATTTATCTAAGTCTTTGCCCGCGCTAGTGAATTGACTTTTATTTCTAAAAGGCACTGACATTTTCTAGGCAAAAGCTCCCGCAGATTTTTCCATATCCGCGACTATACTTTTCAAGGCACTAAAGTTCTTTGTGTTAGGAGATAATGAATCTAATACTTTTTTAATATCTGCAAGTGAACTATTTACTATTTCTAGATTAATCGGTACGCGTACACTTGCTTCTCCGCCACCAGCCATAAAATCACACTCCTTTTTCTCAAATAAAAAAAGAGCCACCCTTTAATTACGCATTAAAGGATGGCTCAAATTAACTCATCATCATCTATATCCTCGTCTAAACGAGTGATTTCTAGAATCATGTTCTTTTTATCGGTAGTCGTTTCCGGTAAACCGATAATATTGAATACCGACACTGTTGGATCAGCCCTTTCTCCCAAGCGTAAATTAATATCGCTCACAATTCTCACCTTAGGCATGTACAAAATATTTGTACGATTAATGCCCTCGTTTTCATCCTTGGAGTAAAACTTACCCTCAAGAGTGAATAATCCATTAAAGCGTTCTTTCTATATAGCATAGATTAACGCTTTCTTTCCATATTCATAGTAGTAATCCACTAGGTATTCTTTATTAATATCCGCGTTTATATTTAATTCTTTATCTTCGCAAACTGCCATATAAACGTTTCCTAATTCATCTTTACCCAACTCTTTTCCATAAACTTTTTTCTACGCAACATCACGATCGTATTCAAAAATAAACATCTTTTTAGTTGGATAATATATTGGCTAATGAGAAAGTTTAAGAATATGACGTTCTTTTTCTACTTCCTCTCCATTTTCATCTAACTCAACAAAAGCTTTTTCTGTTAATGTAAATGGCCCTTCTCGCTTATTTACATAAAGCGGCTCGTCTTCTCGCTATGTCGTCACATTCGCGCTTAATAATATGCTCATACTAATCGCGGACATAACACCTTCTGACATAGTAAAGCTAACTTCTGATCTATCTTCCCATATAACTCGCGGCATATTAGCCCAACCGCCACGCGCCATAATAGTACTATTTTTTTCAGAAATAAGGGCCATACTAATATTCTCAAAATATAAAACTGGTTCTTCGGCTTCTATATATCTAGAACCAAATTGCATTGGCGTTTTCGCGCGCAATACAACTTCATATAGTTCTTTTACACCAGAATACTAATCAATCATATGGCTCACCGCCCATAAAAAAATAACTAGGGACAGCTTTACTGTCCCTAGTTAATTATATCATAAATTATTAGTTGCCTCCGCCAGAACCACTCTCAGGAGCAGTGGCAGAACCAATGTCATTACCAGCATCAGCAGATTCTGCACCAGTAACATTGTAACGAACTAGCTTCATCATTTCGTTCTCGCCGCGCTCGTTGGTAGAACGTAGAACGTTTAGAGTCATTTCAAAGGTAGAAGGATCGCCTTCAGCCTGTAGAGTAATGGTAACATTGCTCTGAACCTTGGCCTTATTGATAATGAACTGGAATGGCTCGTCCTTACCGGTCTTTTCAGAACGCATGAAGGTATCGCCAACAACCTTATAGGTGCCAGGGAAGGTGTCAGGAGAAATGGTTACTTCAACCGCGGTTTCAGAATCATTCTCACCATCGAGAATCTCTTCCCAGAAAATACGAACGTGATCACCAGCAACGCCAGCTTTGGAATTGCCCACGCCATCAATCATCTTAGGATTCTTGAAAGTAATAACAGAGTCCTTGCCAATTTCAATTGCAGCAGCTTCAGCAGAAGCGGGCTCTAGCTGAGTACGAGTGCCTTCAGTTAGATTAATTAGACGGATTGGATGACCATAAGTAGCCTTTGGATGCATTTCAATACCAGTTAAGTGGTCAGTTACCTTTGGCATTTTTCCGCCAGTACCAAGTACAACTTCCTCAGTATGACGAACAATAATTGGTTCGGTCTCGCTAACGGTTCTCTTAATAGCACCACCTAGCATGAAGCGTAGGGACTCAAGAGACATTAGAGCATCTTCTAGAGTAATGTTGATTTCCTTACCATAGTCCCACTGAACTAGCTTAGGATTGCCCCAGCCGCCCTGCGCAGCAGTATTCTCAGCAGTTGTCTCAATGGTAGAAACCTTTAGAGTATCAAGGAATAGAACGATGTCGCCCTTGTAGACGCCAGCTTTTTCATCTGTTTCTAGAGCTTCAAAATAAACATTCGCAACTTCCTTAATGCCATATTTATCAAAAATATTTACAGCCATAGTAGTTACCTCCTGTAATTAAATCATGATTTTTCAATATCTGCAATAGAACGCATCCAGTGCTTCAATTGCGATTTTTGTAATTTTGCGCCAGCTAAAGCCGCGCGATTGTTTATATTAAACTAATCACGCCATCCCATTCTTTTTAGCTAGTCGTGAAAAGCATAATAAGTAATACGCCAAACATTTTCCATATTTAGCCCGCAATTATTGATAGTTACACTACCGATTAAGTCAGAAAATTTTAAATCACTCTTTTCCTATGCAGCCTTTTTAGCTTTTGCGCGGCGAACTTTTTCACGATTTTCACGCATTTGCATTTTTAATTTCTTAGTCGCGGGTGGGTCATCATCGTAAATAATAATTTCTTCACCCTCTTGTTCCAAGAAATACATTCGTTTTAAAATTCGCTAGAGTTCATAAAATTTCTCTTCAGTAAGAATGTGTTTTTCTTCCACTGGGCCTATTACAATTTGCGCAGTATCTAAAAGAATTACTATATCTTCATGGGTAAAAAATTTGAAAGCCGCCTTTAATAAAGAATGCATTTCTTTATCTAAAGAAGCAATCATAAGAAGATACTAGAAATCAGTGAGCTATTCTAATAGTTGTCTAAATTCTGAATCTTTAGACGAACTAATTGGGGGTTTAGTCATAGTCAGTACACTTAGATACTGTTGAAAAGTATTATAGCCCAAGTCAACTATTTCTCCTATAGTAACTGAATAAACAGCACATATATCATCTAATAAGATTGGAGTCCCGCGTTGGAACTTCAAAATCTCATCATCAGTTAAATTCATTTATTTTATAATACATAGAATAGCCGCCAATCCATGGAGTCAATACTAGCGGGTCCGCGCGAAAGAATTGCAACGTCCCTATACCCGCCATTTTCTTCTCATTAAAATCGTTATCAATTTCTTGCATAATTAAATATGGGCGCAATGATTGATTGTTAAGTACCCATTCATCATAAGGGCAAGCAATATCAAAACGAATTGTTGAAACTTTAAATTCTGTGTTTAACTAATTAACCACAAAATTATGGAATACGGCTATAACATATGACATTTTTTCTGTGCTGTCATCAAATACTTTAGGAACTATTAAAACTTGTTTATGTAATAAATCAATACCATCTATATCTGGCTAATCTTTGCCAGTAATCGGGTCCTTCTTTTCAAGTGGGTCCCTAGTCTAATATTTTAATAATCGACATATAGTCTTATTATTAATCAACTTATTTGCAATTCTAAAAGTATTTTCTCCCATTACAGAGAAGCGCCGCTATGTCTGTTTTTCTTCATCCATCTCTACTCACCTCACCATAATGGAACTACTTTAATGTGCTTTGTATAAGTAGCGTCTTTATATTCCGCGCTCAATACAAATTCATTTAATTTATTTCTAGTATTCGCCTCAATTGTACACACATTCTTACTTATATCAACTACTTTAGCAAGAGTTGTATCATTTATACTAAACGATACATCCATTGTTTTTCCTTCTTCATCTTCTTGCTTAGTAATAGTTTTTAAAATATAAATTTGCTTCTGGCCAAGTCGAATTGTATCCTTACCTTCAATATAACAAGAAAATTCAGCTTCAGCCGCGGCATCAACCTAAATGTGGATAAATAAATCATCTGGTTCAATATCAGTACAGTCTTTTAGTTTTACCTAAATATCTGTTTCTCCCGCGCCGATTGCTTTTAGCTAATCATCTTCCATACGAGCAACTTTCTTATTAAGACTAATTAAGTCATAATCCATTTGCACAGGTACTCCATTTTTCATAATGGTAAAAACTGGATTAATAAAGCTATCAATTTTAAATACCTATGTTGTAGGTGGTAGAACCAGAGTATATTTCGCGCGCTTATCCAAATCAGCTATATTATTTTCAACATCATCATAGATGGTGTTAATCTTATTTTCAGTTAGAGATAAATATATTGTTCCTGGCACACTAGTGTGGTCATATTCAATCAATTGCCAAGACTCTTCTTCTACTATGAAATTAGTAGCCCGGCTAATAGTACGCCGCGGCATTAAAATTTCCGCGTATTTATTTGGCTGTGGAGTAATTAAGTGGTTCCAGGTTCTATAATTTCCCTTAATTTTAGAATCTAAAGAACTCACAAAATAACTCCAAGAAGATTGTAGATGTCCATCATCATCTATCCATTTAATTAAATAGTTACAACGAACAATCCAGAAAGTACGATAAGTACCATTAACTTTCTTTTCTTCTGAAATTAATAGCCATTTTTCAATAGAGCCATCATCTATTTGCCAATTCATTATATCTCCAACTTCAAGAGGAATATTATTTGCTACATTTAAAAACATTATTTTCTAATATTCTTTATCCTTACTAGTTAGAATAATTGCATCAAAATACAATCCTCTTTCGACAGATAACTGTCTAACTGTATGCGGCGATTCCGCCATCCATTTATAGAATGAGCGAATTCCACCGCTTCTAATTCTTTCCGCAGTTGTTTCACCCAAATGATTTATACGAGAATAATAAACATCAAGGTAACTCATCTGGCGCCTCAAGGCCGCCAACTAAATTCATACATTCAAATACGGTTTTTCTAAAATAGTCATAAGATAAATACCGTAAAGATGATAATTTACCAATTAGCGGCCACCAGTTAATAGAATTGGAACCTAATCCTTTTAATTCAATTAAAATTGAGTCTAAGAATTTTTCCCATTCGCCATTTTTTTCTTTTTCACAAAGCAACCCATATAAACGGCCCTTTAGTTTATTTCTATAGCCGTCAAAAGTTAAATCAGTTGACATTCTTTTTACCTGCCAATTTCTTAAATAAATTCGCGGGACGTTTTTCGCGCGAACGATCATAAATCCCTTCTGCTTTATGAACTTCAAGCGCAATTGCCGCTTCTAACTTATTTAATTTATCTAAATGATTTGCTTGTGAAAAATCTTTATCGGCATACAACTGTCGGATATTCTCCCAACTTGCTACACATCTTTTAACCCATTCATGCTTCATATAAAGAGCAAGTAATTGAATTTCATCATTTGTTAAATCATTAACAAATTGGTATCTATGAAGCTAAGAATTGTCATCGCCCTCTTCGCTATCTAATTCTTCTACTGTTAATTCTACTCTTGGATATTTAAATCTAAAAATAGCCATACGGAGAAGTTCTTGCCAATCCCGCTCAACAATGGCTAACTCCTCTTCTAATGTCCACTCATCCGCGGTAATACGCCCTAAAAAAGCGTCATATACACGTAAAAATGGAGTCGCCATTTTTATTCTTCTTCCTGGTGCTTAGTATGAATAAGATCAATTACGTCTCTGCCGCAATATTTCTTAATCAAACTAACAAACCCAGAATGGGTAATCTTTTTTTCTACAGCAAGGTCAACAACTGTTTCCTTTTCTGCAGGAGCGGCATTAGGAATAAATTTTGCGAATGCAGTAATATCTAACGCATCTAGCATCTTCGCGATTTCATCTTTAGTAGTAACTACTTCATCTGGTGGAAGAATTGCTTCATCTTCTGGAACGCCATTAATTTTAATATAATGCATATTCACAAGATTCATAAAACCCTGATCAAAAGTTAGTGCTTCATAAGTATCATGTGGAATCGGAATCTCACGGCCAGATGGAATTTCGCGACTAAATTGTGCTTCCGGTACGCTGATAGATACCATTGCATTGCAAATGTTTTTAATTGTAATTCTGTCCATAAAATAATATCCTCCTTTTATCTCCGAAAAGCGGGGCGAGGTTATCCTCGCCCCATATATATTAATCCTTAGTGAGTTAGATTATAATTATAAGTAGCCCAGTTGGTGTTTGTATCTAAAGCGCTGTTGTAATAAATACCCCAGAAGTTTAGAGGAGAAACTAGAGCTAGACCGACCTTGGTATAAGCCTGTAGAGTGATAGAATTATCGCCCTCGTGGTCATCCCACTCACGGAAGTAAGAATTGCCTTCAAAGATTAGTTTAATCATCTTTTCTTTGCCAGTAGGAATAACATAAGCAAAGGAAGGATTCATAACTAGATTCTCATTGGTCTCATCAGTGAAGGACTGTGGCATAATTACAACAGGAACGCCCTGGAACTTGCCAACATAACCACGCTCACGAATGTCAATAACATCCTGATCAGAAATCTTTGTGGTGTTGTTATAGGTAATAGCATTTACCATGTCAGCCGCGAAAGCAGCAGAGCAGTAAATAACTGGAGAACCATAAGCAGAAACAGTGTTGCAAAGTTTCTTCATCGCGGCAGGATTGAAGTTGTTGCCAAGAACCTTATTGGCAGGTAGCATCTTCTTCCAAGTGGAGAGTAGCATTTCCTGAATTAGTTCAAAAATGCGGTCAACCATACCTTCATTAATTACGTCATAGACGTCACGAATGGACTCAACACCATCTAGATAGCGCTCGAAATCGACCTGTCCAGCTCCGCCTAGCGCGAAGATGTAGATGTCGAAACGATCCCTATCAAGACGGAAGGTTTCATAGTTACCAGATTCGGTAGCACGGGTAACAAACTGCTTGCCGCGTTGCTTGCCGCGAGTTACACGGAACTCTGGACGGCTGCCCTGTGGAACACGAACAACCTCGGTGAACATATCTAAAGCAGCAGTTAGGCTCTGTGGAAGAACCTCGTCTAGATTCTGAGAAAGTAGTTCAAATAGGTCAATCTTATTGCGCTCAAACTTATAGCGATTTAGACGACCATTTTCATCGCATAATAGCTTAGCTAGCTCATCATGTAGAGCAGCTTCATAGTCATAATCGGCGGCCGCGAACTCGGCAGGTACTTTACGACCAAATACGCCGTTCATTAAAACTTTTAGATCATTACTCATAAGTCCGCACCTCCTTTATTATAGACTAATAATCTGATACTTAACGCCCTTTTCGCCGTTAGGTACAGTGTAATATTTTACAACCTTGCCAACAGGACCACTGGCGGGTTTCTTGGCCTTTGGGAAGAGCTGTGGAACAGCACTACCAGCGCAAATGCCAACATACATTTCAGCAGTATCAATTGCCTTTAGAGCAGTATCTAGAGCAGCGTCATTCGCATAGTCAGTAGTATCATACTGTAAGCAATTTGTGGTAAAAGTCTCACCAACGCTTAGAATACCGACACGAGGATAATCGCCAGCAATCTTGCGGCCAAAGGTCTTTAGACCATAGTGCATAATATCATATTCTTTTTCTGTGGTATATACAATACCAATGGGCTTATCAGTAGCAGCAGCGGGTGGATTAATCTTGCCAGCAGCTTTGTCAGCTACAACCCACATACCGTTTTCGCAAGGAGCGTCCGCGGTAAAAGCGTCTCCGAGAGGAGTCTGAGAAACAACCATACCAGTCTTAGGGAAAGCTACTTGATTTAGCTCTAAGGTGGCATATTGTTCGCATGGAAATCTTTTCATATCACCCATAACTTATTCCCTCCTAAAATAATTATTTACGATACTTTTCAATAAGTAAAGCGAAAGAAGATTTTTCAGGTTCTGGTAGGGGCACTTTCTTAGTGGATTCCTCACTGCCAGTCATTTGCTTATTAGCAAATACAATCGCTAATTTACCTTCTAATTCGTCGTAAGAGAAGTCATTAATCTTATTCTTAATTTCATTAATTTCTTCTTCTTCTAAAACTTTTTCATATTTTTCAATTAAAGTGTTTTTCTTATCCACTTCAATTTGTGCTTCAACCGCTTGATAATTCGCAACCGCGGTTTGTAGCTTTGCATTTTCTGCCTTTAATTCTTCAATAGTAGCATTAAACTCAGAAATGTTATTTGTTGCTTCATCAAATTTAGTTTGTAATTCATTGAAAGAAGCTTGTAGGGTGTCATATGCCTGTTGAAGTTTTTCAAATTCTGTTGGTTCAGCGGGTTCTTCCGCAGCAACAGGTTCTTCTACAACTGGTTCTTCCGCCGCGGCAGGTGCTTCGCCTTGCTCGGCATTATCAAATTCAGTTGGTTCTTCGGCAGGATTGACCACTGGTTCTTCAACTTCTTTATTCATATTCTCATCCATTGGTTGTTCTCCTCCCTTTGTAGTTCTTTGAGTCTCTTCAAACTTTTCTTTTAACCCTGACAAAAGCGAAGAGAACTTCTCATATTGTGATTTATATGTATCATCATTTTTAGAAAAGAAAGATGATACTGAAAAGCAAGGTTCATGTGCCCCAATTACACAAAAACCAAGCATGTTTCCTTTTGTGTAAACAAAGTATGGTTCTCCATCAAATTCAGTCCAAGCGCCATCTATTGTGTCGGGATCTAATTCCATACTTTGATGTTGGCCCTTGATTTTGCGTGCTTCTTCATAATAATCAGTAAAGAGAATTACAGAAAAAGTCGCATAGTCACGGGTGACTCCATCCGTATCTTCAAATGGAATCCAGCCATCAAAGCCCTCTACATAACCATAGCCATTAGCAAGTTTAGGTCCTGTATGGGAAGCCCATTCTTGGCCTTCTGGGTCAAAGAAGCCAACTACTGGGCAATTGCCGCGGGTCGCGGATTTAATTAAAAAATCAGCGTAATCGTCGGTAATATATGAGCCGTTACGATTTTTATATTTTGTAAAAACGCCCACATGTAAGCGGCAAGCATTTAAATCCTCATTAGATATTTCTTGGGTTGGAGAATCAATAATGATAGTATCAAAATAAATTGGTATCTGTCTATCCATAAGTCATTCTCCTTAGCCCGCGGCCGCGATGTTGGCCTAGGTCTTTTCAGATTTTTCTTCATCAGGAAGCTCGGGACGGCCTCCCTTATTTTCTAGGTTGCCACCCGATGAATTATTACTAGTTTTTTGTGCAGTTTGCGAAGTTTTTCCTTCACTTGCTACTACATTACCAGAAGTAGTATAAGAAGATTGCAATGGAATCATCTTTTCTGACATCTTTAAGAAATCATTTTCAAAGTTCATTAGACTTAATTGACTCATTTGCTTGATGCCCATTACAACGCCCGCAAACATTTTAGAATAACCATATTGCGCACCACGGAAATAAGCAGTCTGTAAATCGTTGCGGTTAAAAACAGTGGTGGGAATTATTTCAAAATCAAATGTAAGCCCAGTGCGTGAAAACTTATCATTAATATGATATTTAATCCAAGTTTCATACATATTTAAATATGCAATCATTAGCGCTTCATCTTTTTTAATTGCGTAAGCAAGAGAAGAGCTACCATCTGGATTAAATAGTATATTACCGCGGCCAAGAGCATCCCAAACATTTTTACGATATTTTTCTATTCTATCCGCGGATTGAGATGCGGCGCTAGATTCTTGTAGGCTTTCTAAATCCGTATCGCCAAATGTAGTTAATACATCAACCGTATCAATTTCTTGGAGCATTTCAGCAACAGATTCATGAATATCTGCAACTTCATCTAACTAGAAAACTAATTCACCATCTTTATCTACCGGCATTTTTTGAATTAATAATTTATATAATTCATTTTCATCACGCTTTTCTTCGCGGCCGATAGCATTATCAAGCTTTTTTAATTGTGGTATGCTCGCAATTAGAAGTGGTGTCTGGTCGTGTTGAAAGAAGAAACAAACTCCACCAGCACCAGCAGGTAATAGTACCCACGGGTCTGTGCGTTTGCCACCGCGAACCCACTCCGCCCATGCTTTTTGAATTACTTCTGGGAAAGAAGCAACCGCCTCTTTTCGTAAGTCGTCATCATGGATAGATTCAAAATACATTACATTAAACTCTATCATATTTAGATTATTAAAATCCTTAAAGCGTGAGCGGCAAAACTCTATTGGTAAATCTTGAATTACTGGTTTATTACCATCCATTCGTAATATACCATAATAAATACCATTTTTAATCCATTCCGCAGTTATATTTGCGAAAGTATTTGGGACATCTAATTTATCAATAAAATCGCAAGCATTATAGAATGCTTTGATGATTTGCGTCTTTGAGCCTTTGCCCTCTTCAAAATTAGGAATTACCACTGTATCATATAATGGCAAATGCGCGAGAAAATCTATATTATTTCTATATTCACTATTAGTGCGATAAAAATATCGTGATAACTCTCGCAGCGCTATTATGTCCCCGGAGCGAATGATTTCCTATATTTCTTCCAATGTAAAATCGGAACGTACAGGATCGGAAATCTACCATCCATATTTATTTCTATAAACCCGCGAAGAAATAGGTGCTCGGGCAATAGGTTTCATTCGTTTCTTAAAGGATGTAAAATCACGTGTTTCTGCCAATTAAATCACCTCCTTCTTCTTGGAGTAAAGTGAATTGAAGATTTAAAATCTCGTTTCTTATTTCTTTTATTGGCTTTATCTTCGTAATATTTAACTCTATATAAAGTGTACTCTAACGCAGAGAAACGGTCTTTTTCAATTGAGTTAGAAATACGTTCAACTTTAAATTGATTCTATATACCGGTAGGTTTCAGCCGCAGATTATTTAGCTCATCCATTAGCCGCGACGTCATTTCATATGGTAGTAAAAACGCGCGTCTATTATATAAATCCATCTTTTTCCCTTTCTTCGTAAGCATTAGTTTATCTTTAACAATGCGTTCGCTTGCGAGGAAATTCACCGAGCCATTGTTTATCTGAGCAAAGAAGTTAGAATGAATAGCGTCGTCATTAGAAGACCCGGCTTTAATGTCATAAATAATCGCATTAAACTCTGGCCGAGGTGCTTCTTCTTCATGCTTTAATTCTGGCGGCAAATGATACTCATTATTGAAAGTAAAGTATGCTGGGAAAGACTCACCCGTTTTTGCATCAAAAGACGGTAACACCATAGCATCAAGTAAACCAATACCGGGGCCGTTTCCGTCAATAACAATCTCGCGCGGATTATATAACTAAATTAATTTTTTTAGCCGCGGCGCTTGTTCGGTAATATAGTTTGCGCCATGTATTACTTCTGTATATACAATATTCTTTCTAAATCCATTTACATTTGGTAGTACCTTGGCTACCATAACGGCAGTATTAGCAGAATATCTTGCGACGTCAACACCTATCAAATAAAATGTTTTAGGATTAGCAGGATTCTCTTGTGCTTTACGCTCGCATTTTAATAAAGTTCTCTTTTTATTTAATCTAGAACTATTTAGCCAGGCTTCTTTATTATTACCAGTCCATATGCTCAGATTTTCACGCGCGAAAGACTCTTCACTTACTGTATTAGAATAACGCTGGTCTAATATTGTAGCTTTATCTACAAGCCCGTAATGTAGCGGGACTTCGTAAGAAAGGCCCCAGCAGAAATATTCATTCGGCCGCAATACCATGTTAATAGCAATTTCTATAACCTTAGAGTACATGAAAACGGTACGTTCTGCCGCGGTCGTAATAAATGTTTGTGGAGAAGAAGGTTCTTCTGGATTAATGGTGCCATCAACTTCGCGGCGCTTGATATTCATTTGTGGTAATAGAACTTCGGTATATGGCACTTCGTCAATTAGTGCGGCTTCCTCTAATATTGCCGCCGTAGCACGAAGACCACGAGAGGTATCTTTTGCAACAACAGTAATCATACTGCCATTTTTAAACCGCAGTTCGTAATAGTTATTACTAGATTTAATACCGGTTTTGCCATCATCACCACGTGTGGCAAGTTCTTTCTCTAATAGCGGCCAATGGCGGAAGATTTCTTCAAACTTGGCTTCGGCAATTTTAACAACCGTGCCTTTAACATCAGAAGCAATCATAATATTGGAGCGTGGTAATAGAACCGCGCGCACAATGCTACTTAAATAAGCAGTAAATGATTTTGAAGTCGCGCGGGTAGCAGTCCAACTGTGATATCTGTATCGCATACTCGCGCGAAGAGCAATGCGTTGGAAGGGCATTAAATGGAAGTTTTTTGCATCTTCTGAATCCTATATAGTATCTAAATATAAGTCCGGATATAATATCCAAAGATTTAAATATGAAGTGAATAATTCTTGATTCGCGTCTAAAAACTCCTTAGTAAGTACAACACCTTTCTCAATGGGTATACCATCGCGTAATATTAAATCCGCCATTATTACCCCTCCCCATTGAGGTCGCCCGCGAATTCATCTTCTCCCTCATATTCAATATCTGCATTTTCATCAAACTCAACCGCCTCGTTCTCTATCTCTTCAAGACGCTCCGTCATGTTATAACGTTCGCGCGCGTCTTCAACCTGTTCAGCGAAATTACCTTCGTTAATTACAAGGCGCTTGATATAGTTCTAAATATTCTACATCATAAAATCAATAGAATCGCGTGGCTCAACATGCCATTTAGGATGCCAGCCCTTTTTGCCGTAATAGACCATTAGTTCTCCTACGGATTCAAAGTCTGCCGCGGATTTTGCATTACTGGCTTCAAACTTCGCAATTTTAATAATATTGTCGCGGGCGTCCATATCCTTTTTAATATCCGCCCCATTACGTAATCCCTTCTTAATTCTCAACTCAATTTCGCAAAGGTCACGCGCGTAGTGTTGAAGAATTGGAGTAGAAACATTTTGGGATGCCACAATATTATTATAAAACTCATCAAGAAAAAGCAGTTCATCTTTTGTATATGTGGCTGACCACTCTTTTTTCAATTTCTTCATTTTCGCTTCATTAATAACTTCTATCTCGTCATTAATGGTGCCTTCGGCGCGCGCAATACGCCATCTTTCATTTTCATCCATCCACTACAAGTTATCGTAATGATCGTCTAAAAGTAGGTTGAAGTAGGCCGTTAATGTATGCTCCCCATTTACTTTATAAAGTTGTGTCCATTTGTTAAGGTCAAAAGGAACATCTAGATAGCGACATAATCTATCAACTTCTCCTAAGTTATCTTGCTATACCATCTTTTCCAAGCATGGTGTACATATTATAGAGCGATGCGCGGGAAAGTATGGTGATGGTGTATAGCAAAAGAAGTTTTCGGGCCGCTCCTACTTACACTTGATACATTTGCGCTTCTTTAGTTCGTCTGTCATTTACTCCCTAACCTCCTCGTTCAATACGTTTCTTTTTTTCACATTCCTTACAAGTGCCCGAGAATCCATCTTTGCGGCTGCGGTTGCGCACGAAGAATAGCGGGTCAACTGGTAGGTAGCGGCCGCAATATTTACATAGTTTAGTTTTTTCGCGCGGCGTGTCTAATAATAGATGATATTTGCGCGCGGCTTCTGCGATACGTTCTGGTATTTCGCGCGAAAGTATAGTACATAAATGATTTTCATTATATTTAATGCCAAACTTTAATTGAAGTTCATTTATGATGTCGGAGTATGGAACACGCTCTATTTTAAGCCGCAGTATGTACGCGCGCAATTCAGTTAGATTGGCCATATCTCTATAACGTTCAAAATCAAATAATAGGGTGCGGCCGTAGGTATCTATTTTCTCTCTAAATTGGTCGCGCAACGCATCATAATTATTTATAAGTGCTCTTACATGTAGCGGATTTTCCCAATCAAATGTATGCCTTCTTACAATCCATTTTACTTCCGCCCCATTGTTGCGCGTCTCATAGTCATTAATGTCGCGGGAGATAGAAGATAGAAGGGCGTTATCGACACGCTCTTGCCACTACTCGCGCGGCATCCAATATGATGCGTCGGATGTCCAATCATAGAATGCGGCCTTTGGGTGGTCTATTGTTTGGAAATGCAATGTGGGCTTATATGCGTCTTTTAGGTAGTATTGGTGGCGGCGCACATCAATTAGCATATGTTTCAACTAATAAAGGCGGTATCCATTATCAAGTAGACGCGTATCTTCATCTATCGCGGCCTTGCCTTCATTTTGTGCCACAATATGTTCTAGGTGCGCGATACGATCCCAGAGCTCCTACATGCCAGGAATATCCGCATCGCCAATATCAATAAGTTCGCCGGTTTTCTTATCGTATTTGGGCTTGCGGATTTCGGGCTTCTTTTTTGTATAATTTTGTTTCTATGATATGGGCTTTAATGCTTGTTGGTCGGCCAACGGATTATCAACAATTTCATCTAATGAAAGCAACTTATCGTCTTTTTTCTTAAATGAACCGTAGCGTCTATTGCCGTCCGTGGTTTCGCCGCGCTAAACCGCATTCAAACCATTTTCATCCTTCCCATACAAAATATATGACCCCATCTATTCTAATTCTAGCGGCGTGGGGTCGGTTGCCAGCTAGTCTAAAATATCTTTCACAGCTGCTACGCGGTCGATATCTCGCTCGATGTCGTAGTTTAGTGAGTATTTCTTTTTCATGGGCGTTCACCTCACTTTGGTAATTATATTATAACATAGGGGGTTTTGGCGTGTCAAGTATTTGGGTTTTTAATTTTGTTGAGATGGGTTTTAAAATTTACCGGGTGTAGAGAAAATGGGAGGCCCCATGTCAAATACGGTCAAAATCTGGCCAAATCCTACATGTATGCCCCCGGGGTATACTGACGCGCGAAAACTTGCGCGCGCAATGGTATAAAAAAATTGCACCCTGTCGCATTCTGTTATTTTTTTGTATACGGCGGTTCAAGGTGTCTAACCGGCGGTTAGATGCGTTTAACTACGGCGGGGATATAGTCAAAAAATTTTTTTCAAAAAATCAAAAAAAACTGTTGACAAGCGCCCGGTTATATGGTAATATATAGTCAATCAAGGGGCCGGGACACCCGGCCGGGAAGGGGCTTCACTATGACACACGAGAGCATGATTTATTGGTACAACAAGACCGCGGGCGCGCACTCCTACATTGTCGGTTTTATCAAGTCCGGCCGCCTGTATTACGTCAAGCTGACATTCGCTGAGCTGACCGCGCTGCTGAAAGCTGACAAGTGCAGCGCCGCGCGCGGCGGATATAACAAGATTCGTGTCCGCGTCAACAGCGACCAAGCGTGGATGTTCATCGCAAGCGGTAAAGCTGTGGAAGTCGGGACCGTGGGCGACCTGAGTGCCGACAGCAAGCACAACAAAGGCGAAAACTTCGAGCGGATTATCACTGAAAAGCTGATCAGCGAAAAGTGGGAAAAGGACAGCGTTCCCTACTACATCAAGGGCGACATCAACGTAAACGGCGAAGAAATCCAAATTAAGCTCGATGGCGCCGAGCTGACCAACGAAAAGACCCTGAGCAACGTGCTCAACCTGCTGGGACTGGCTGAATAAGCCAGCCCAGCAAGAAAAAAGTACTTGACAAGCCAAGTAAACCGTGATATAATAAAAGCAACAAAAGGGAAGGTAAACCCTTCAAACCGGAAAGGAAGCTACAATGATGAAGTATCGTAGAGAGATGAGCGCGGAGCAGCACCTGGTAGTATTACAGGATAAGGGTGAAATCAAAGTAAGCGGCAAGACGATTATCGTATATACCGATGATGACGGCGAGACTTCGCAGGTAGTATCTGATTATATGGCACACTTCGGCCGCATCGGATATACAATTATCTACAAATAAAAAGAGCCGTAAGGCTCTTTTTTTTATTCTAACTGGTTAGACACATCTAACTTTTATGCCGGCGTAAGAGTTAGAGGCATCTAACCACCAACGAAAAAAGAAGGCTTACTCAGCCTTCTTTTTCTCTTCTGCCTTGCGGGCCTTTTCAGCTTCCTTCTCAGCCTTTTCGGCTTCCTTCTGTGCCTTCTCAGCCTTCCATACTTCCGCGACTTCAAACGGGTCGAACACGGGCGTTACTTTCGTAGCTTTATACGCTTTGGTTTTCACAGTGACTTCACACCAGACTTCCTGTCCATCGACCTCTTGCAGAATCGCCCAAGACGCTTCGCCAAACTGTACAGCATCATGCGCGTTCAGCACATCAGTAAAATAAGCAACGGTGTTCGCGCGGGCAACAGACTTAATCTCAGCAGCGTTCATAGTGAATCCTTTCTGGTTTTTAGGACTTTTCCTTGTCCTTTGTGTAATCATTATAGCAGATAACTATGATATTGTCAAGGGGTTTTTGAAAAATTTTTTCGCCGGCGCAGTTAGATGATACTAACCGAATGGCATTAAAAAAGAGGGCATTGCCCTCTTTTTACGCACACAGCGAATAGATGCTAATTACGGGAGTAATCCACTTCTTGATTTTTCTATATCCATATCGAAACTGACGAGTTTTATAATAAGGATTATCAATAATATACTTGTTACCTTTTGCATCAGTTACTTCAATCTGCAAAGGATAACCTTCATCCTCAAACGGACCATACTCTTCAACTTCAATCTGAATCGGTTCACCCTGTTTGGTATCAACAGTAACAATATTATAATTGCGCAGAGTCCGCAGCATGGCCGCGATGTGAGTTGCGTTAGACTGCTTCAAATAGTCCGCACTATCACTATACACTGCCTTGCGAATATCAGCAACACTACTACGCGGATTCGCGCGAAGATACTCAATAACTTCGTCCAGTTTTTCAGTTGTCCACTTGGCTTTGGTCACAGCAGAAAACATGTCTTCATAACGAGTGGTCTTCATAATCTTTACCTTTCTGGTTTGTTGAGGTTTTCCTTCCTCTTTACGTGTATATAATACCATATAAAAATACGGTTGTCAAGGGTTTTTTTAAAAAAAGTTTTTTTATTTTTTTTGAAAAAATGCTTGACATTTATCAGGCTTTATGTTATTATATAGTCACGGGGAGAGAGGCAGATACTCCCGCCGAACCCGCTCTTTAAGGGCGCAGACACAAGGGTTCTCAAAGGTGCAAATAAAAGGTCTGCAATCTAAGCGGTTTTAACCGCTTATTTTTTCTGTGTCAGTTAGAAGTGTCTAACCATCGTGCCGGCGCAGAAGTTCAATGCATCTAACCAGAAAATTTTTATAAATATACTTGACACGATAGAAAAAACATGTTATAATAAACACGTCCAAAGGGCAGAAAGGAAGTAATCATCATGAAGAACAACACTCTTGGTCTTATCATTGCCGCAATCGTCTCTCTTCTTGTTGCTTTTCTCTGTCTGCATCAACCACAACATAAGACTTATACCTTACAGGGCGAAATCTATAGGGTAGATTATACAGAAAATATAACACTAATACGTGATGAGAACGGTAATGTGTGGGGTATGAAGGGCACCGAAGTGCGGCCACAAGGCACATCAGTCATCATGACAATGGATAGCATGAACACTACCACAATAGTAGATGATGGAATAATTGAAATAAAGTATTGACATAGTAGGACAGATATGGTATAATAAAGGCATCAAAAGAAGGGAGTAACTACCATGTACGAACTTATCACCGCATGGAATGACCAGACCACTAAAACAGAAAGAGCCGACTTGCCCAGCATTATGAGAGCGTTAGCAATTTATTATGAAGAACCAGACTTCTTTACTGCACATATTACGAATCTCGCCACAGGAGAGGAAATAGCGACTTTTACGAAGAGTTGACGCAAGTCAACTCTTTTTATTATATCACGATTAGAGCGGTCTAACTAATTCGCCGGCGAATCTCAAACGGAAAATAATTTCAAAATACTATTGACAAAATCCCGAAACCATGTTATAATATAGTCATCAAATGAAGGAGGACGTTCCAATGACTGTCTACTATGTAATTTCATGCCACGGGTTTATCGGCAACATGCACTATGGTACATATGAAGAGGCCCAAAAGGCCGCGGCCATACGACGCGCGATTAGTGGCCAGCCGTGGGAAGTTAAACAAATTTGCGCAATTTCAAGGTGATTGGAATAATCCAATCACTTTTTTAGTTCATAATTTTAATCCCATAATTTCAAAAAATTTTTTTAAAAAGGTATTGACAAAGTATCCCGAAAGTGATATAATGGAATTGGTACCCATAAATTATAGTTAGATGACTCTAACTAATATGCCGGCGCGTGAGTTAAAGACAACTAACTCAATTTCATTTTAAAAGGGTTTGACCTTAGAGGTCAAACCCGAAGTAATCATTTTCCCACATTCCTTCCACCAGTCGCTTGTATTCTTTGATGGTTTCAACGCTCTCGCCGCGTTCCGCCATGCGGAAGACTTCCACGGTTTCTTCAACTTCCAGGCCCCAGGTCCGCGCGATTTCATTCAGCAGTTCTTCCATCTCAGTTCCTTTCTGGTGTTGGGGATTTTCCTTTCCCTTTTGTGACTTTATTATAACACCGATTTTAAGATTTGTCAAGCACATTTTTCAAATTATTTTCTTCATTCCAATGGTCAAACATATTCATTTCAACAAAGCGGAAATGTTCTTCTGCCATTGAATGCGGATATTTCTTCTTCATTTCTTCAAACCAATTTTTGAGTTCCTGTTCAGTGTAAGTGATTTCCTTCTTCATTGTTGCGGCTCCCTTCATTTGATGTATTTATTATAGCACGGGTTTTAGGATTTGTCAATACTTTTTTTGTTCTTCTTTGTTTAATTTGTCAGCGATTTCTATGACGTTCCTTCTGTACAATCTATCATTAACAATCCATTTACATTCTTTTTTATCCCATACTCCCCAAGTGTAGAATGTATTCCAGAGATACTGCCGAGTTACGTACCGCTTTGTCATCGTTTTGTCCTCCCTCTCTTTGATGGCTTTATTATAACACGTACCCGGCATTTTGTCAATACTTTTTTGAAAAAATTTTCACTCAATCTGCCTTACCTTTCGTCATCGGCGCAGTGGTTAAAGATGCCTAATCGCCGCGCCGGCGGCTTAGTTAGAGGTATCTAACTCATCAAGAAAAAAAGAAGGCTCGCGCCCTCATATTCCGTAATAGTTTATCGAGTCCATCATTACCCACAGGTTTCTATTTTCATCCCATTCAAAACCATCCATATCTTCATAATACTGATAGTCTGCTTCGTCATCAGTCATAGTCACTTCAAATTCTTCATGACCGACTATCTTTAATAGGTTGTATCTCCGCAAGGTAGTCACAGAAGGAAATTCCGAATGAGCCCGCAGGATATCACACAAATGATCATAGGATAATTTTTTGTTCTCAATGAATTTCCGCAGGTTTTCGACCTTCTCCATCATCGCCTTCGTCATTGTTTCGCCTTTCTGGTTTAGGAGGTTTTCCTTCCTCTTTACGAATACAGTATAACATACAATGGCCGGTTTGTCAACAGTTTTTTTAAAAAAAATTTTCAAGAAATTTTTTCAATAACCAACCAAGCGCTATCAATTTCATATGCGTCAGTTGTTTTTGCTTTGATAGCCTTTCCCCATCCCATTCTGATGCAATGGTCAGCCGAAGAATAGGTATCAAAAATTCCCTTCCATTCACCAAATTTAGTCGAAAGATCGGGCGTGTCACAAAAAGCAATTTTATATCCCTTTTCCTTTTTGCTTTCTTTCTTCAAAAACTTCATTGCTTCGTCCTCCATTTCTTCGGCAGGTTCTTCCCTTACCGTGATTAAAGTATAACACATAATGGCCGGTTTGTCAACAGTTTTTTAAAAAACTTTTTAAAAAATTTTTTCAAAAACCCCTTGACGAATCCGCGCCGGCATGTTATAATATAATCACAGTCGAGGACACCGGGGAGACCGGAGAGAGGCCGGGCAGGTTCAGGAGGGGTCCAACCATAGGTTAGAGGACTCTAACAGATGTGCCGGCGCGAAGGTTAAAGGACTCTAACATGACATTAATTAAAAAGGGCCCCGGTCCTTTTTAATATTTTCAATATTTTTATGCTATGCCTAAAATATTTGCAATAACTACGGCAGGGATAGCAAGGACGAAAGCCGCGATTAGTAGGCGCGCGGGCTTGCCATTATCCAAATCTTTCAAGGCAAAATATACACCAAATGGTGTAACCGCGAAGAGTTCAAAGGCGATAATTGCGACGAAGATGATGGTCAAGATAGTGGTCATTTGTTTGCCCTCCCGTTTCCTTTTTACGTATTTATTATACCATACACTTCGGCGCTTGTCAATACCTTTTTGAAAAAAACTTTAAGCCGCCATGCGGCTTAAAGTTTTTTCATTGGTGAGTTCCGCGCCGTTAAACTTAATCTGAATCTCTTTACCATTTACATTGATATCACCAGCGACATTAAAGGGGACAGAATCTTTTTCCCACTTTTTGTTTGTGAACATTTCCGTTATAACCCGTTCAAAATGTTCACCGTCATTATACTTATCTTCAAAGTTCAGCATTGACGCCGTACCCAGCGCAATCGCCGCGCCACTGTTCACCAGTTTCCACATTTCATCGCTTGGCACGCGGACGCGGATTTTTGCCCAGCCGCCGCGCTTACTACTCATCCGGTCCATTTTCAGGTATGCATCATTGATATGCTCTTGCATAACATAGTACAGAATGCCATTCATAACGAATCCAATAATATAAGCATTGGCGGCGCTCAGCAGGTTGTAGAGTTTAATCATCTGTTCACGCGTCATGGTGTTTACCTTCCTTTCTTATCCCCTTGGGACGCCTTTATTATAACATGCCGGACGGCACTTGTCAACCCCTTTTTGAAAAAATTTTAAATTAATTTTTCGCCGGCAGCTTAGTTAAAGGCGTCTAACTATTCTGCCGGCGCGGGAGTTAGAGGCGTTTAACTCAAAAATTTTTTTCAAAAAGTGCTTGACAACCGCGCCCGCCTGTGGTATAATTCAAGTGCAGAAAGGGGAAGGAAAACCCCACAAACCAGAAGGGCATCTGCATGGAAAAGATGATATGGTTCGACATGGATGGCACTATTGCCAACCTATACGCCGTAGAGGGCTGGCTTGAAGACCTGCGAGCTGAGCGCACGCGGCCCTATGACGTAGCTGCGCCTATGCTGAACTTCTCTCAGCTGGCAAAACTGCTGCATAAGGCACAGCGCAACGGCTGGAAGCTCGGAATTATCAGCTGGACAAGCCGCAATGGCTCTGACCTCTATAATGGCGCGGTTGCTCTCTCTAAGCTGTGTTGGCTTCACAAGCATCTTCCAAGTGTTATCTGGGACGAAATCCGCATTGTAAATTATGGCACCAATAAATACATTGAGTGCGGTGGTGGTATTCTCTTCGACGATGAGGAAGGCAACCGCAAGGCATGGCAGGACAAAGCCTTTGACCCCACAGAGATAATCAGCGTATTGCGCGAACTGGGCGAGTAATCGCCCAGTTAAATACGTTTAACTCCTTCGCCGGCGTGGCGGTTAGAGGCATCTAACCAAGAGCAAAAATTTTTTAAAAATTTTTTTAGAAAAATACTTGACAATTTTTCAAAATTGCAGTATAATAATAACGTAATCAAGGGAAGGAAAACCCACCAAACCAGAAGGGAAGTAAAAACTATGACACAGACCGCTCTGAACACCAATCTCCGCAACGTTACTCTCCGCGACATTATTGAGTTTGTGTCCCAGAAGTACAACATGGACGCGCTCTCTATTTCCTCTTCTGCGATTGTGTTCCCCACTACTGACGAAGAGGGCAACGAAAAATATGTAAAGATTTCCGTTTCTGTTCCTCGCGGTACTCGTGATGGCAAGGGCGGTTATGAAGCCTTTGACGGTGAGGTTGCCGCTGATGACTATAAGGCCGAACTGGAAGAGAAGGCCGCGAAGAAGGCCGCAGCCACCGCGAAGAAGGCCGCGAAGATTGCCGCCGACCAGGCGAAGCGCGAAGCGAAGAAGGTCGTTAAGGAATTGAACGAAAAGGGCCTTGATGGTATGATTCATGAGGACGCGGAGTAACCCGCGCCCTTTTTATTAAAGCGAGTTAGAGACGTTTAACCGCGCCGGCGCCGCAGTTAAGGGGCACTAACTAAAAAAATTACAAAAACCCTTGACAAACATCCTTTCGCGTGGTATACTATGCCATGAAGTGAAGGAAAACACTACAAACCAGAAAGGAAATTAACCCAATGAATCGTATGGTATTTGACTGTGAAACTTGCATGACTGACCGCTTGCCAAATGGCCAACTGGATGTAGAAAATGGTCAGGCTTATGACCTTGGTGGACAGGTTGTTAATGATGGCGGCATCATCCTTGATAAGTTAAATCTTATCAACGGGGATGTATTTTATGGTATGCCCAAGGCCATGAGTGACGCATATTATAAAGATAAGTTCCCGCGATACATTGAAGAAATCAAGCGCGGCGAACGTCAAGTAGTAGATACATGGAAGATGTGGAAGATTTTCAACCAGATGTGCCAAGACTATCATGTAGAAGAAGTGGTCGCGCATAATATCAGATTTGACATTGCAGTGCTTAATGCAACTATGAGATACCAAACCAAGAGCAAGAAGCGATTTTTCCTCCCGTATGGCATTAAGACCGCAGACACCATGAGGATGGCAAGAAAGGTCATTTGTAAGACCGAAGATTACATCAAGTTTTGTAAAGAAAATAACTACATGACCGCGCATGAAACCCCGCGCCCCAAGGCCACAGCAGAAGTTATTTGGCGCTATTTGTCCAACAATAACGACTTTGAAGAAGCGCACACGGGGCTTGCAGATGTAGAAATTGAAACCGAAATCCTCATGGAATGCCTCCGCAGAGGATATACGGAGTTAGAGTAATCTAACTCCGCGGCCGGCGCGAGTTAGAGGTGTCTAACTAATTACAAAAAATTTTTTTCAAAAAATGCTTGACAATATCCTAAAATTGTGATATTATATAATTGTTCCAAGGGAACGAAAGAGAAAAAAAGAACTTCAAAAAAAGTTAAAAAAACTCTTGACAAACCCCAAAGAACATGATATAATAAACTCACAACAAGGGAAGGAAAACCCTAAAAAACCAGAAAGGAACTTATTATGAAGAAAGCCACTATGCAGTATCTTCTGGACATGATGAACCATGAGATCGGCGTCAACGGGGGCGAAAAGAACACTGCTCATGAGTATGTCGCTGTCCGTGATGAAATCCAGGCCGAACTGAACCGCAACGCGGAGAAGGCCGCCGCGAATCGCGAACTGTACGAATCCGCGAAGTCCGTTGTCTTTGAAGGTTTCCGCAGGATTGGTATCCCTACCACTATCGCGGAACTGTATGAAGAAATCAAGGGCGAACTGCCGCAGGGATTCAGCAAGTCAAAGGTGCAGTACGCGGTCACTCGTCTGTGGTCTGATGAGATTGTCAAGACTGAGGGCAAGACCAACACCTATACGGTGAAGGGGGAGTAATCCCCCTTCTTTTTCCACATGAGTTAGAGGCGTCTAACTCGACGACCGGCGCGGAAGTTAAAGGCATTTAACTAAAAATTTTTTCAAATAACTATTGACAACAACTTGCTACCATGTTATAATAATAATGTACCAAGGAAAGGGGATGCTAACATGCGTAGCAAGAGTAGTTATGAAGTCCGTGCGGAACGTTTCATCAAGATGATTGCCCCGTTCTTGATTACTTGCCGCAGTATTGATGACTATTATTGCGCAGTAAATACTTTTAATTTCCGTTATCATAGGGCAGTTATTATGAAGCATGGTATTTCCCGCATCGCGCTTATTACTTCTGATTATGTTATTAAAATTACTTATGATGAAGAATCTGACTTTGGTACTTGTGAAGATGAGCGTCTGATGTATGAAGAAGCAAAACTTGCAGGATTTGATTATCTTTTCGCCCAGATTACACATGTAGAATATGAGGGAAAAGATTACTATATTATGCCCCGTATCAATGGCATTGGCAAATATGAAGATGATGCTTTTGAATATATGACCGAAGAAGAAAATGATTGGGTTAGTAACCGCATTTATGACTTACACAATAAAAATTATGGGTGGAAAAATGGTCATGTAGTTTTGATTGATTATAGCGCCCATTATTGACATGGGCGCCGGCGGCCGAGTTAAAGGTATCTAACTACTTAACAAAAATTTTTTTAAAAAAACACTTGACTTTTTTTCAAAATTGTGGTATATTATAATTGTTCCAAGGGACAGAAGATGTGAGTGGGAACGTAGTGCAGAGGTTCAAGTCCTCTCGCGGTGGTACAAAGTAACGGAATTGTCAGCCGTGCTCGCCGCGCCGAAATGGGGTTGCCGCGTTTGGTGGATTGACTGGCCACACCACAAAAAATCTTCAAAAAAAGTCTTGACAAACCAAACAAAGTATGGTATAATCAAGATGTTCCAAACGAAGGAACGAAACAAAATGAACGGGAAGGAAAACCCAAGACAAACCAGAAAGGAATTAAAACTATGACTAAGAACACCATGAACGCTATCTACTCTGTGCTGTCTGGCGCTGACTTCGAGGGTAAGGCCGAGGTTATGGCCGAGGTTGAGAAGGAACTGAATCGCGGTGCTGCGGAGCGTGAGGCCAAGGTCGCGATGTATGAGGCCGCTCGTCCCGTAGTCTTTGAGGCCATGCGGACGATTGGCGCGCCCGCGACTGTTGCGGACATCTTCGCGGAAGCCGAGAAGGAACTGCCCGAGGGCTTCACGAAGAACAAGGTGCAGTATGGTCTGCTCCACTACTGGAATGACGCGGTAGTCAAGACTGAGGGCAAGGTCAATATGTACGCGGTGAAGTGAGGTAATGGGCGAGAATTACTCTCGCCCATTTCTTTTGCCTATTAGTTAGAGGATTCTAACTCGCGGGCCGGCGCGGAAGTTAGACATGACTAACTAAAAAAATTTTTCATAAAACTGTTGACAAAATAAAAAATATATGATATACTCTTATCAAGAAGTGAAGGAAAACACTGAAACACCAGAAAGGAAATTATTATGGAAATTAAAAAGACTGAAACCGCTAACATTACCGAAGAACATTTTTATAATGCCGCTCAGGGATTATATGATGATTATGGTCTGGACTTTGACAAAAATCTCGTGTTGACTGCTGTTATAGATAACGCACTTGAATTTCCCGATGATGTTACGCCTTGGATAGAATGTTTGACGCCAGAGCAGACACGGGATATTCTTAAACATATGCGGGATGTATTTACCGCCTATATCAATGAAATCACTAATGCCCAGTGGGACGCAATCATGGAAGAGGAGTAATGGCCTTCGGGCCATTACGCGCCGGCGCGATTTAACACTTTTGTAACAATTTTCTTGTTGACATTTCATTCCTATTATGTTATATTATTATCAACAAAGGGAAGGAAAACCCTAAACCAGAAAGGAACCCGCTATGTATCAGCAAGTAAAGTTCGCAGTTATCAATCCCGATTTTATTAACTCTGATGATGATAGGACTATCTTTGGCGGTATTGCCCACGTTGATGATGATGGGACTATCACAAATGTGATTTGCGGTTGTTGCGGTAGTGTGTTTGAACCAGAAGATATTAAGATTCTTGAACGTTATAATGATTGGATGGACTTGACAGAGGTGATTATCGGTGACTAAGAAAAAGAAAACCAAAGTCCGCGACTCTTACGAAGTAAATCGTAGTATTCGCCGCGACTGGGGCGCAATCAGTCCAGTAACCAAAGTAATTCCAGACAAGCGAGACAAGAAGCCGAAGCATAAGAAAGGATGGGATGAAGAATGAATAACAATGATGCAGAAAAATATATATTATCCAAAGAGATTGACGAAGCAGTAAAAATTATTAGTGAAGGAACGCGCAGACGATATATATTGCAATGTGCTAAGAATGACATAGACCGAGGCAAGTTAAATTATATCGAATTAAATACAGTAATAAGTTGGATGAAACATAGCAATAAAACTTATGATGAAATTATTAGTTGTGTGAAAGGAGAATAATAAAATGAAAATGACTCTTGTTTACACTGAAAAAGAATATGATACTTGTCAAAACTTTATTACTTTTCTTACTCATCTTTCAGAAGAAATGGACAACGCAGCAGAACTTACTAACGAAAGAGAAAATATTATAGATAAAACTAAAGACTTAATTACTGACATTATGGATTTTTTTCCAGTGGAAGAAGAATAATAAAATAATTTTCATATTGATATTATAGAAGAAGAGTTAGAGCAATCTAACTCTCACGCCGGCGGCAAAGTTAGATACATCTAACTAAAAAAATTTTCAAAAAAAGTATTGACAACCCTTTACTTATATGTTATACTATATTCGTCCCAAGGGGATAGAAAGGAAGTAAAAACGATGTACGAAACGACTTGGATAATTAGTAAAGAAAACGAAGATGGTATATTTCCAACCGAATTAACCGTATATCATTTTGGAAAGGCCCCTAAGTTCCCCAGTTGGTACATGGAAGCAAATAATTCTTATGTAATTGAAATGATTCAAAACTACAAGTTGCCAAATCCCTTCTTTACCTTCTTTAAGTGTCTGACCCATCAGTATATTGTTAAGTGAAAGGAAGTAAGAAAATGAGAGACGCGAAAAAGGGAACTTATAACGGCGATTATACTTATTGTCCTATAAATGCTTATGGTGATTGCCCATACTGTGATCAGAGTGATGTATGCCACGTTAATGACCCAATGGAAGACTGCGATGATTGGGGCGCTTTCTTTGATAGTTGGGATGATTGGCTCGCCTCAGATGATGCAAACCCAGATGCGCCCGAAGATTTCGCAGAAGACGAGATTAAATGGGCGGGTGATGTATACGGATATGAGGATACTTGGGAGGATAATGAAGAATGAAAGTGTATATTATTTATCGTTTAGGCGATTATGCGGTACCGCAAGCCATGAGCCTTAACTACGATGAAGCAAAAAAGTTCATGAAAGTTCTACAAGATCATGACCCGTATATGCATGATTACTGGATTGAAAGTAAAACATTAAATAATAAGGTAATTGAAATCTAAAACAGACTTCGGTCTGTTTTTTCTGCCGGCACGAAACTTAACAGAATTGTAATACTTTCGTTATTGTTTTGTAATAATTTCATGTTATAATAGTCTCGTAAAGAGGTCAAGGAACAAGACCGAAAAACCAGAAAGGCAACGCTATGAAGATTGTAAACATTTTTAGTGAATCTTACCCTCTTAATCCTTGCGGTCAGGGTGGCATTGAGTTTGATAATAAAACCGCATTGATTGATTACCATGAGCAGGATTGTTGTGAAGAGGTCTATGCCGATTTCTCTAATCTTGATAGCGATGTTATGAATTATAATTTTAAGACTATCAATATTAAACCAGTACATTATGGCTTTAAGTTTGGTGATGACCGCCGCATGTTTTTTGTTCCGTGCTATAACGTACAGAATGGCTATTATAGCGATGTGCTTAATATTCAGTATGGAGCAATTACAAAGAAAATCATACGCTATGCAAAAGGTAAACCAATATACGACTACGGTTTTACTCCGATTAAATCTTATGATGTTATACCGAAAGATGATATTTATTAAAAACTTTTTAAAACCCCTTGACAATCCTTCCCAACTATGATATAATAAAACCACCAAGAGAAGGAAAACTCTTATAAACCAGAAAGGAAATTAAGTATGCCGAAACTGACGAAAAATGTTGTTGATGCTGACCTCCGCGCTCGTATCTTTGATGAGATTATGCCTAAATATCCCGCGGGTGGACGCGAATATACGCGCGTTAATGACCGCCAGTATGGCGTCATTCTTGTGGACAAGAACGGCGTCGAGCGCTACTGCCGCATAGGCGTCATTGTCGCAGAGGAACGCGAGGACATGACCGCGCGCGAACTGATGCAGAGCGAGATTGAAGCCTATGAAGCCAAGCAGGCAGAGAAGGCCGAAAAGGCCAAGGCCAAAGCAGATAAGGCGACAAAAGACAAAGCCGCCCGCGAAGCCAAGAAGGGGGAATAACCCTTCTTTTTTTCATACTCAGTTAAAGATATCTAACTTCCACGCCGGCGCGAAAATTTTTTTAAAAAAGGTATTGACAAAATAAAAAATCCATACTATAATTTATGTGTAAGAAGTCAAGGGCAGACTATAAAACCAGAAAGGTAGTCACATGTATAAAATTCATCGCGATGGTTCCATATCTTCTACTCTATTTAGCATGGATTTAGAACAATTAAAACGTCAAGTAGAAACACGCGACTATATTAGTTTTTTTAAAAAAGTACTTAATTATGAACACGTAGAAATGAAGTGGGAAAAATATCAAAACAAATGGCGTTATTATTGCTATTATTATAGTCCTTATCGTAAAGGTACAAGTAAGATGTGTGTAGAAACTATTATTAAGTTGAAATAAGAAAGGAAGTAATAAAAATGAAAATTATTACTACTTATGTCGCTTATGATGGTACAGAATTCGACTTTGCCGCGGAATGTGAAGAGTATGAAAGTCGCGCCATTTCTTTAATGAATGAATTTAAGAATCATGTACTTTTGTTAGATATGATGAAGCGCCCAATGTTTTGTCCCACTGGTCTTGACATAGAAGGCACAATGGCGTGGTTTAATTTAGCTTATCAGCAATGTTTATATGTCAACATTAACGCTGAATTGTCTAGTGATTTCATTACTTTTATTAATGATGATTTGGGTCTGATTTTTCCGCCGAATAAAATCGGCCTATACAAGTATGATTATGATAGCGATGAATGGGTTAGCGCAGACTAACCCTTCCGCCGGCGGCCAAGTTAGAGGACTCTAACTACCATACAAAAATTTTTAAAAATTTTTTAAAAAGTACTTGACACACTTCCAAATCTATGGTATTATATACGTGTCAGGTGAGGGGAGCAACCCTGACAGGTCAAGGTGGTTGCCGAAAGTCAATGGAGACAATACGCATGGACCACGGAAACATTTGGCCACCAGCAAACAAAATGTGCGAAAAAGTTTGCGAAACCCCTTGACAAACCCCCAAATCCATGATATAATAAATACGTAATCAAGAGAAGGAAACTCTAAAAAACCAGAAAGGAAAAAAGTATGAAGAACTCCACCATGAACACCATCTACGCCACTCTGTCCACTGTTGACTTCACTGACAAGGAAGCCGTTATGACCGAACTGTTCAATGAGATTCATCGCGGTGATGCCGCGAAGGAAGCCAAGGCCGCGGAGTACGCGAACGCGCGCGAAACCGTTCTTGAAGGTCTGCGCGTTGCGGGCAAGCCGATCACGCTTGCAGAATTGTGGGATGAGGTAAAGGATTCGCTCCCGAACTTCACGAAGAATCAGGTTTCGTATGGTCTGCGTAACTACTGGGCCAATGACGTTGCGGTCACGGTTGGCAAGGTCAACATGTACTCTCTGAAAGAGGGCGCGTAAGCGCTCTCTTTTTTTCGTGCATAGTTAGACACATCTAACTCGGGCGCCGGCACATTGGTTAGAGGCCACTAACCAAAAATTTTTTGAAAAAAGTATTGACATGCGATATAATCTATGTTATAATACTTATGAAAGTGAGGGAAGACAATGATGGAGCAACTTGAAGAACTCTTAATTCAGAATCAGGAAATTTTAATTAGACTGCGAAATGAAGAAGAACACGAAGAAACCGCATGGTATCGGAAGGATGGGATAAAAGATGATTATGTTCACCGATGATGTTGTCACTGCTTGTCAGACATTTTTTACGACACTTGGTAATTATGGTCTTACCATTGCTATCAAAGACATTCAGGCGGCATATGACGGAATTGTCTTCCACACTGATAACGGAGTTAGTTACAAATATTGGTATGTGACTAAAACCGTGACTAAACTTGAACCTTGGAGGAGTGTAAAAAGATGACTGAAAAACTCGCGCTTCAAATTGCTTATAACATTCTCTGTGATGAACTCGACCGCATCAAAGAAGAAGATATTGGTTTTGGTTATGAGGAAGAGTATTATCAGGAAATTAAAGACGCGGCGGACAAGATTAACGAAATGGTAAAAGAAAGGAAGTAAGAACATGATTGAAGATGAACGTTGCCCATATTGCGGTTCTGACAACTTTAACACAGATGATTTTAATGAAAACTATGACATTGACGAAGTATCATTTTATTGGCGTTGTAATTGTAATGAATGTAAAAAAGTTTTTCATATTACCAAGTGGTATAAATTAACTGAAACATTAGTGCAGACCAATGAGGAACTATATGGGTTAGAGTAATCTAACCCATCTGCCGGCGCGAAAGTTAGTCATCTCTAACTTTAAAAAAGTCCTTGACAACCGCAACAATTTATGCTATACTATACCCAGAAGTCAAGGAAAAGACTATAACACCAGAAAGGAACCACTATGGAAGTCGTATTCATTAACTCTAATTGTGAGGGTATTTTCCACAGCATGACCGCCGCAGAGATTCATATTTGCGCGCTTGCGTCAGAAGGTGATGCAGAGTTTGTCTCGCGGTGGTATGATTATGACCACAAGTGCCATGTCCTCATTTATGACCATTTTATTGCTAAGATTTATACCACAGACGTGATTGATGAAATAGAGTGATGCGCAAGCATCACTTTTTGCATAACGGTTAGAGGTCTTTAACTTTCGTGCCGGCAAACGAGTTAGAGGTGTTTAACTTATATACCGGCGCCAAAATTGTGCCTCTCCCACCACTAACATATTATCACATATCTGTCAAGTTGTCAATAGAGAAATTGTTAAGAAAGTATTACAATTTTATTACAATTATGTTACAAATTTATTACAATTTTGTTACGGAGTTAGTTCACTCTAACTAATCAATTGTGTCAAAAGTTTGACATAAAGTCAAAATTATGGTATACTATATATAGAAAAGGAAAAGGAAGGAGCAAGCTGGAAAGCTGGGCCTGTCAAGTATTTGACAAGCTGGATAAGCTGGATATGAAGATTATCGACTTTGAACACAAAGGTAACGTCATCCGATTTTATTTAGGTGCGGACGAGCTGGAAAGCTGGTATGGCGACGATTGGGACGATGCTCCCTACGAGCACAACGCAGGCCGCGTGTATGACGAGTTCGTGACGGGCCGCCACGACATGGTAGTCCCTTTTGACTACACCGTAATGGAGCCGTGCGACGGCCAGCTGAATAGCCGCTGGTGTAAGCTGGATATGGTTACGCGCGCGGTGCCTTGTATTATTATTGTGCCAGGTAAACTGGAAGAAAAGCTTTGGTATAACAATAACTTTGATGATTACGTTAGCGCCGCGGATGTTAAGCGCATTTACTTTGGCGATAAGCTGGAACCAAACGTGGACTAAAATCCACGTTTATTTTTATATTGACAAGCTGCGCAATTTATGGTATACTGAAAGTAGAATCTTTTTTAAAAATATTGACAAATAATAAAAATTATGTTATAATAAAATTAAAAATAAAAATAAATAAAAATAAAATAAAATCTAATTTTATTATACCATAATTTTTATTTTATGTCAAGCTGGAACCGCACCTATTCTTCACGTCTTTAACGGAACTTCCGTTGTTGTAGACGCGGCCGCATAAAAATTATAACTTTTTTGGTGGAAAATATTTTGTATATTTTTTTGACTACACCCCTCCCCCCTATATAGGTAGTCAAAAAAATATACACTTTTTTATATATATAAATATAATATATATATAAAGAATATTATGAGCAATCCGCGAAGCGGATTGCGAATAATATTCTTTCGGCGGTACGCAGTACCGCAGCATCAAATTGTTTAGGTATACTTAATTTTTTGTTTAGTATATGTAAACTTTTAATATGTCAAATACTTGACAAGCTGCAATTCAATAATTTACTACATCAAATTGTGTCAAAAGTGTGTCAAAATGTAGTTGAAATGTGTCAAAATATAGTAGCAAAATGCAATTTTCACTACAAAAAAATCGTAGCAAAATGCTTGTGTGCGAAGGTGTTACGCGTAATTTTGGCACTCCTATCTATTATTACCCATTTTTCCCTATGCCGCCTAAAATTACCTACCACAAAAATTTTTTATATACCAAAAATTGCCCGTTCCGTTCTCCCGTCCCCTTCGTTTCTTTTAATTCATATAAAGATGTTTTCATATTAATAATATTTTATTATATTTTATTTTCTTTATAATTATTTTTCTTCCAATTCCTACTTCGCGGCGACAAGCTGCAAGAATCCATTATCATCAACTTCTACATCATGCCATTCGCCGCATATATAATAGCATTGTTTGAGTTTGCCATCAACACGCTTCTTCTTTTCTTGTACCGTATATCCAATTGAAGGCAAGCAATCCTTTAACTTATTCCAACTCATAATACGATTGGTATTCTTATTCTCTTTATCTAGGTCTGGAACGCTCATGTATTCTGCAAGTTCTCTACAACGTTCAAGTGGCAACCACGTATTAAGAAACTCTGATGGTATTTCTGGCGCGAATACTTTGAGGTGGCGCTAGTAGTTAAATGTTTGACGTGCAGCCTAAATACGGTCAGTAGTATTTACAGAATCAACAATTAAGCGGTCAAAACGCTTGTCATTTATTGTAATTCCTCGCGCTAATGCTTTATTCACAATAACAAAATCGTATTCTAGTGGCACCATACCAGTTGTTACTATGGTGTTATATACGCGAAGTTGTTCTTCGGTCATTGGTTTATCAGTGTTATTGGGAGAATGTAGTTCAATTGCATGAAAACCTCGTGCTTTTGCGGCTTCAACCAATCGTTGGTTAGGTTCAATGAATGGTGAGAAACACCAATAACCGCGATTTTCTTCTGGTTGAAGTTCATTTACATGCTATATAATATTGGTGAAATAGACATCATTTAAAGCACGATAGCCCATCTCCAACTTGCCCTAGTAGCTTGCGCTTACGAGAGACTTATAATATGTATAGGCACGTTCTGGTGATGCGGATAAACCTATACATAAAATACGTCCATCCTCTATAATACGTTCCCACTCACCTAGTATTATTAGTGGCATGTATTCCTTCTTGGTAGAGAATGACTATATAACAGAAAGAACTTCGGCATTAGATACGTTTTTACGAGCAAAATCTGTTTTTCGCGCGCGAACAAATGCTTGTGTGGCAAAATCAAATACGCTATCACATTCATCCCAACATATTACATCAATTTGTTCAAGCCATTGTGTTTGATTATGCATGAACTCCATACCAAGACGCTAATAACACATTATACCTATTTTGTTTTCTTCTATGGAAAATGTAGATGGTTCCCATAATATGTCAGCATCAGTACATGAATCACCATACGCGGCAATTATTGAATCTTTTAATGCGGTTGTATCTACTAAGAAAAGAATGCGACCAGCTTTATTATCACGGGTAAAGCGCGTTAGGTTATTAACTGCCCAATAAGTTTTACCTGTACGCACACCACAATCCAAGATATTATAATCGCCACGGCGAAATACAAGCTTATTCTATAAATCTAAATCACTTACTTTGAGTTCGTTCATATTTTTCACCTCATCTATATTATACCATATTTTATATTGGTTTGTCAATGCTTTGATGTTGTTCCCGCGGCCTCAAAAATGTGTCGGCAACGAAAGTTTCGTTCTCGTATTGCAATTTCATTTTGATTTCAATTTGCAATTTCAATTTCATTTTCAATTCTATATACGCCCGAAAATTTCCCCCTTTAAAAACCTATAACCCCACCCACTTGACTTTTTTTAAAAATTGATGTATAATTATTATAAAGAAAGGAAAGGGGATTTGAAGTATGGACGAAACTTTCAAGTTTTATTCTGAGGCTCTGGATTATGCGATTGAGAATAGTAATTTTTGGGCGAACTATTTCCTATCCCCCTATTCGTTTGAGACTCCATTACCTGAGTTTACTATTGATGTAGATGTATGCTGCGGCATTTCCCGTTGCGCACTCGTTAGCGACAGTATGGATGAAGTTGTTAAGTTTGATTTCGGCGGCGAGTTTTGTCAGAACGAACTAAATATCTATCGCGCGGCAAAAGAGCAGCATCTAGATGAATGCTTCGCGGCGGTTAGGTATTTGGGAACGTATATTAAGCACGTTCGCATCCCTGTAATTTGCGATTTGCCTTACTTTATGGACGAACTTTCAGTTTCAGATTCAATTGAAGATAAGATTCTGGATGAGGGCGAAATGCAGGATTGCACGATATGCCTCCCCCTCTATGCGTATGAGAAAATAAGCCATTATTATTGTGGTTCTACCCCTATAAGTGATGATGATAAGAAGTTTTGCGGCCATAATAGTCCGCTGGTAGAACGCAGCACGGAAGTCGGCGCGGCAATTCGTCATTGCTGGGGCGATGAGGTATATTGGGAACTTTCTGATTTCTGCAATGAGTGGAATATTAATGATTTGCATACTGGTAATGTTGGTTGGCGCGGAAATGAGTTTGTAATTATGGATTATGCGGGGTGGCATGATGAATTTTGAGACAGTAGCGGTTATTTATATTGTAAAGAATGAAGTAGCAATTGATGCTAAAATCGGCAAATGGATGAACAAGTTTTATCATAATGGCCCAGATTATGAGTGGGGCAGACGAGCAATTGAGAAGATAATGCGCAATGCAATTAATGATTATCTCATGCATTGCGACAATATGGGGTTAGAAGTTACTAGATATTTCTTATATCGTTATGAAAACTTTGTTCATGACGAGTTTAGTGCTATGGTACAATTTATACAGAACATACAAGTAAGACATAATGATGAATATATTAATGGTTTCAGTGAAGAACTGTACACAGAAGCGAAAGAGAGTATGAGGGATATATGAGTAAAGAAAAAGATATGCTGCACGACATCGCGGTTGAAGCGCGACGTGAAAAGATTCATAGCAGATATAAAGAATGGTTTGATGAAATGCTTGCCGCCGCGAAAGCGGGTAGATTTAGTATCTGTTGGCGCAACACAGAAGAAGAGTTTCCACAAGAACTGGCGGAATATTTGTTTATTGATTTGGATTTTAAGTTTTATCGCCTTAGTAATAATAAACTCTTTGAAGGTGTAATTGAAAATCTACGCTCCGGTTGGCGCGGTGACACCGCTCCTTGTATGGCACCCGGGTATGTAGAGGTAAGTTGGTAATGAATAAGAAAGACCTAAGATTTGAATGTACATGCTTTGCTTGCCCAGAACAGTATAATGTTTTATATAATGGTAATGTTGTTGCTTACGTGCGGCTTCGCGGCGGCTACCTATACTGCCGCTGCGGCGATACAGAAAGAATCTATGAGGCCTGGCCGCGCGGCGATGGGTGCTTCTGGGACGAAGAAGAGCGCGAACATTATTTAAATATTATTAAGAATAAAATTGTAGAATATTATACACGGAGAGATAGGTATGAAGATTTATAAGTGTGATAGATGCGGCCGCGAAATAGTAGAATCCTATTGGGATGATGTATTTGAAGATAAAGGATGGACAACCGCATGGTATGATGAATATGGCTTTCCTATTCAGTGGGAATATGATGAGAAAACTGGTTCGCACTATACATATCATCCAGTCACAATTAAACATTTTTGTCCAGCTTGTTATTATAGGAGTGACATATGAAGATTTATAGATGTGATAAATGTGGCCGTGAAATAGTAGAAACTTTTGGACGCGACGTATTAGATGATGAAGATTGGCTAACTATATATTATGATGAAAATGATGAGCCATTTCATTATTACTATGATGATGAATCAGAAAGATATTATACTAAGCAACAAATTGCATATGTAAAACACCTTTGTCCTTCTTGTTACTAATACTTGACTTTTTTAACTTTCTATGTTATAATAATAACATAAAGAATAAAGGGGGAATTAGTATGGGTATTCGTAATCTTGATGACTTGGCTCGCATGATTGCCAAGCGCGATGGTATCTCTATGCACGAAGCCAATACGCTAGTAGATGATTGCGCAAATGAAATTAATGAACTCGTCGCAACAAATGAAGCCACCTATGATGAGGTCGCAGATATTATTGCGGATTATCTTGGGCTTGAACCTGATTACATGGATTTATTTATTTGGTAAGGAGAATAATATGGAACCATATTATAATGAAGACAAGACTAAAATTGCAGTTCTAGTGTCTGGTGGTTTCGGTGCGGGTTGGTCTACTTGGGGCGCCGAATCTCTTGCTTGGGATAGCCGCGTAGTAGAATGGTGGCTTAATCATCACAGTCAGGAATATGGCCGCGCGCTTGAACATTCCGGCCTGTTCCGCACTCCACCATCGCGCGAATATGTTGAGTTTGCGGAAAAACTAAAAGAGTGGGGCTACGAGCATGTTTACATGGGCGGCTATATTGATATTTCTCTTCATTGGGTAGACCGCTATCGTAAATGGCGTATTGAAGAATATGACGGAAGCGAATATCTCGTCTACGCAGACGAAGAAAGATGGAACGAGTTCTAATACCGTATTCATATTGGATACATACAATCCATACGGTATTGATAAGGATTCCGTGCGCTATGTTATATCTATAAATGACCGATAGTGGGCAGTTAAAGAAGTGGCATTAGATTGGGGCTTGCCGCAACTTGTATTGCCTATTGGAGAAGAAGAGCCAGACCCGCACGTATTTTAGTTATATAACACACTAGATGAAGCTATTGCCGCGGCAAAATATTTAAAAGTTTTAAATCGTGATAGGTGATAAGATTATGAATATGAATGTACTTAAAGATTTCCCGTATTGTAAGCGGTACTATTGGACCCATCCTTGGAAGTTTTTCAAAGAGTGCTGGGTTAATTTGCAGAACGCATGGATGCGTGCGACCAAAGGCTATTGCTATACTGACTTATGGAATACCGATGATTGGTTTCTCACAGTTTTCCCGCGAATGCTGCGGCATCTAGCTAAGGACCACCAAGCATATCCCGGTTCTCCTCCGTTTGAAACACCCGAGAAGTGGGAACAGTGGCTTATTGAAATGGCAGAGAACCTAGAATATGCGGCTAGTGACCCCGATGAGGAAAATGAATACTCACAGCCATTTATGGATGCCATGGATAACTGCCGCGAAGTCAAAGATGAAAACAATACCGTTACTTATAAGTTAGATGCCGCGGGCGAAGAACTAAAAGACAAGTATTTTAAGCGGTCAGAGGAACTTACTAAAACGCGGCAAGAAGTATTGGAAGATACAATGCGCGAATTAGCACAAAACCTGCGCGCCCTCTGGGACTAATAAGATGATATTACTTTCTCAAAAATGCGTCGGAAAAATAGATGAATGCCCCAATTGCGGCGCTGTATTTGCTTATGATATTGGTGATATTTATGAAAATAAATATCTCTACTGCCCGTAGTGTCGTACAAAGATTTTATCTCGTTTAGATTTAAGTTATGATGGAGTTATAAAGGAGAAAAAGGAATGAATATTCTTTATTATGGTTTTCGCGGTGGAGCCGCAATACCTTATATTGGCTGGCCACTAATTGTTATTGGTGCTGGATTTCTTATTGTTACTTTTATTTGTTGGATACGTGATGCAATAACGAACTCAGAGTTCGCGGGCGGGTGCCTTCTTAGCATATTCGCTGTAATACTAGGCGTAATTGCAGTAGTAGATACGCGCGTGCCAATTGTTAAGGCAACAGTTAATAACGAAATACCGTGGGTAGAAGTAGCGAAAGATTATAAGTATCTGGACCACGAAGGCGATATTTGTATCTTTGAGGTACTTAATACAACTGTTAGTGAATGGGAAACAAAAGTTAATGAGTAAGAGATTTTTGTTCTGGACTATTTTTATTGTCGGATGGCCGCTATGGGGCGTGCTTGCAATTATTCTTGCATTCTCATTTGGAGTATGCGCTCTTGCAGATTTTTTATTTAATAAATTGTCGGAGAAGTATATATGATTAATATTAGAAGAGGCACATTTGAAACCAACT